TTACATCGAAGGGATGCTGACATGTCTAGGCCGTCTACGGCCTCGGTTCCTCGCAGCGTGTTGATAAGCGTTAGGCGCCCGCTTTTCTTGGGCGTTTCCTTCCATCAACCATACAACTTTTTCTCGATTTATGTAATCTGGAAGCTTTGTTCCAATGGTGCCGACTGCAGAATTTAACGCAGAAAGTGATAGGTTAACTACCCCAGAAAGATCTGCGCCCGAAAAGTCTGTATTTTCAAGATGAGCACCTTCTAGATCAATGGAGCCCTTCACGCGCTCATTGTCGTATATGTTAAGTGCAAAATGACTTCTGGTGCTTGAAGCATCAATATCGCGGAAACTTGCGTTTCTTAGATCGCACCCGCGCATACTGACACCCTCAAACATCGCGTTATCAAAGGTCGACTTTGATAGGTCGCATTCCTTCAAATGTGTACCAATTAAACTTGCTTTTACTCCATCCGTATATTCGAGGCTGGCCCCTTTTAGGTTGGACCCTATTAATGTGGACCATATGATCGTCGTTGACCTAAGATCGGCACCTTCTAAGTTTGCTCGGCTCAAACTTTGGTTCCAAAGGCGTTGCTCCGCAAGATTGATCCTGCGGAGGACCTTTACGACTATTTTTTCGTCGGTGAGACCCATTTCGTTGAGAAGTGATTTCGTGCTAAGCCTATCGGTATTTGGCCAATCGATATTCACGGTCCAAGGTGTATTAAACTCTATGGTACTCCAATCTCCTATCGGGATAGCCGTAGCCAACGAGGAAGTGCATGCCATGAGCGCAGTAATCGCACAACGATGTCGGAAAACCAGATCGGTCCATTGTGCTTCGGGGGCCATTTTATGAACAGAAAAACCATTACTGAGTGTCCACCCCAGCAATTCAGTCAAAGCATTTTTAGGGCCGAGCGCAGTCTCGGACGTTAACTTCTCACGCGCCTCATCATAAAGAAAATCTATGATCTCAGTTGTCAGTTCACCAGATCCAATAATCTGACTCCATCTCTGCTCAACGTCTTCAGCTTCCGCGTCTTCCAATTCTTTTGCAACCTTCAGGGCGTGCGATAACAGACCACGAGCAGCAAGATATTCGCCAAAGCTCTTATGAATAAATTCGAATCCGCTGTCCGCGTCGCCTTGCCCAGCACGGGTATGAATGTTGAGAGCCACTGATTTAAGGTTTGCCGCAGGAAAGTCCTTAAATTTCTTTTCACGCCCAAGGTGCAATTTACGAATTTGGCGAAAGTCGTCTTCATCTCCTGTGCGCCCGTTTCCACGCCAAGCAGCAATGCCAAGACATTCCATCAGCTCAAAGAATAGCTCCTCATTTACACCCGCGGCGACGAAGTGATCTTTCTCTTTGTTTCGTTCGAATATTTTCTGGAGGATATCCTCATAAACAACGTTCTTATTATCAGCCGCTATTTCCCAATCGTCACTACTGTATTTTGAGATCACCAAAAGGTGCAATAGAAGGGGCTCAACATTAAGCTCTCTCATGCTGTCAGCGGTAACTGCAGCTGGTATTTTCTCTGGATCAAGATCCTTGAGAGTCGCCCATTTCCGCCAATAGGTTGCCCGCTGATCATTACTCATCAGGCCATCAGGGTCTTCGATTTCATCATCAGCCTGTGAGGGCATCATACATGTTTCGTTAGTCATCTTTGCGATCGGCGCAACGTTGAGCATGTGCTGCACCGGAATATTGGAAGCCTTCATTGCGCCTTCACAAGCCAGATTACGACCCAGCACAAGTGCCCGAATAGGGGTGCCATCTGTGTTTAGAGGTGAAAGCATTAGTTTAAGGGCAAGCAGAAGTTCTCTGGCGTAGCGCTCCCCGTCTTCTTCTTTAGTTGATAGCTCGTCCAGTCCATCGAAGATGATTAGAATAGGTAACTCATCTGTTTTGCGCCAATCCAGGGGACTTCCGGGCAAGCCCGGGCTGCCGTGTTTGCCTGTCGAGGTATCGCGGCGGTCGACATAGCGCGCTATATCATCATGTAGTGAGCCAGACAGAACCATGTGCTGAAGCTGTATGAATAGTACGCGATGAACGCCCTGTTCAATCACCTCATGTGCGAAGGCGCGCGCGAAAGAGGACTTCCCACTTCCCGGCCCCCCGGTAACTACACGGACAGGATCTTGTTGAGCATTTCCAGCCATCCAAGTATGCGTCGCCTTATGTAGCTCAGCTACATGTGCGGTCTTACGCTCTGTTTCAGAACCATCCTCTTTTTGGAATTTTTCAATTTGGTGCCAAAAGCACCGAGGCGGCAGGTAGACAGCTTCAAGCGGAATGACTTCGGCCTCATCTGGAGAGAATATCGGTGCATCCGTATATTGATGGGAAACCCAATATGCATGGCGTGCCCAATGTCCGTCGCGTCGAGCACTTTCGCCCCCAAGTCCTGTAAGCCCATCTTCGAGAACCCGAAAATAGCTGGGATCCTCGCAGAGTGTTCGATTTGAACCAGTTCGCAAGGCACGTCTGAAACGTTCCTCAAGCGTATCGATTTCGAGATCCATACTGGTTGTCGCCTTCAGGAGCATGGCTCCGAGAGCTTGATGCGCTTTATTGAACAGAGGCGAAAGACCTGGGTTTGTCAGCGTAAGGGCATCAAGCTCTTGTCCATCGAACTGCGCCGCAGTCTCGAGAAATTCACTGACCGCTTCATCTTTCTTCCCTGACAGTGGAGCTTTGATGCGCTCAGCCTTTAGCACATCACTAACCGCGTAACTGATCGTCTTAAAAGCCCAGATCCAAGCCCGTTGCCCCGGCTCGTCCTGTGCCGTGCCCGAAAGTGCGCTGAACCCGGATTTCAGATTTGAGAGAACATTCGGAATGTTTGGACCGGCGGGGCTTAGTGCTTCCAGAACCGCCAAGATACCATGAAACCCTGCGTCTATGTAATTGCGTTTGTTGTTTGGAGGAGTGAGTGGAATGGCCATGTTTAACCCTTTACTTTGGGTCATTGTAGCCGTCGGTGGAATATCGGCAAGGTCCGGTTTCCGCCCCGGGTGCTGTCGAGGTCCCGGGCGCAGCGAAAGTCGGCTTTCCCGCCCCTGTTGTCGAAGCATCGGTAATATTCATCTTAACGAAGCCCTCACCACGCATGCGCTGACCACACGATCTCGCCCAGGACGCGCATGCGGTTCATGTCGGGGCCACGGCGGGTTTCGGTCGGGTGGATCGGGTTGTCGGAGGTCAGCACCATCATCTCGTTGTCGACCAGGTCGAGGCGCTTGACGCGGGCGCTGCCATCGGTGTCGACGAAGGCGTAGACGTGGCGGTTGCGGATCGTGGTGCGGCGCTCGTCGATCATGACAAGGTCGCCGTCGTTCAGGGTCGGGGCCATGCTGTCACCCGCAACGGTGAGCAGACACGCCTGCGCAGGTGAAATACCCCGCTCGCGCAACCAGTTCTGGCGAAAGGCCAGTGCGCCTTGCAGGCTGACATCGCCGTTCAAGGCCCCTGCCCCCGCCGCCAGCCGCGCGTCAACGCGCGGGATTGCGGCGAAATCTTCGTGGTCGATCTGGGTAGTGTATACAGCCCCCACTTCGCGCGGCGGACCAAAATATAGCTCTAGATCAAGTACTTCGGCTAGCCGCTCCAGTGAAGCCCAATTGTATCGTTTGTCGCCGTCGCGCTTCATTCGAAAGTTCTTAATCAAAGACGGATGACCGACCGCGAGCCGCGAGGCTTTCGCGTCTGAATAGCCCTTCTTTTTCAGGGCCTCATCGATCTGGTTAAGAATCACATCCATCTGGTCACGATAGCCAGTAATGGCCAATTCGTAAACATAAAGCTACTACAGGCTTGTATTGCCGGGCTAGTAGTGGCTATACTCTCCTCATGAAACAGAGAGACGCCCTTATAACACTCGCCACCACGCTCGCCGCGCATCGCGGGGTCACGCACTATGCGATCTCCATGCGCGCCTTGGGTAAGGGCGATTTCTTCAAGAAAATGATCGAGTGCGGCTGGGATTGCCGCACTGCGACAGCCGAGCGCTTGCTCGCTTGGTTCGACGAGAATTGGGACCGGGACCTCGAATGGCCCCGCGACATCCCCCGTCCATCCGCCAAACAGGAGGATGCCGCATGAGCCCGCGCCCCGACCCCGAAGGCAACCTTCCCCCCGGAAGCGGCTTTGCGATAGCCCTGCTGCTCGCCCTCGTCTTCTGGGCCGTAGTCGCTGCGGGCCTGTCTGTCGCGGTTCTGCGCCAAGGTGCCGCCCCTGAAACACCCCCTTCAACAGAGGATTTAATGTGATGCGGTTATCCGATCTCATTCCCGATGCCGGGCAGTTGCAGGCTGAGATCGCGGCCATCCCGCAGGCGCAGCGCGTGGCGCTGGCTTTGCAGTTGGTGCGCGACATCGACGAGCCGTGCTGTGCGCTGCCGCTGATGCGCCTCAGTCGCTTGGCCGAGGATCATGAGTTGTCGATCCGCAAGGAAGCGTTCGTTCTGGAGCGTGCCCGATGATCCGCCGCCTTGCCCATAAATTTCGTCTCCGCGCGCGTGCTGGCCTGTGCGCTGCGCGGTCACTGCGCCCCGGCTGTGCCCAATCTGCTTGCTCCGGCCGGGGCGTTTTTTCTGTCATTGGCGATGTAGTGGGGGTTATGGCGCTGTTCGTCCTGCTCTTTGCCGTCGCGAGTTTCGGAGGGTGAGCGGGATGAGCCTGCATGTGCAAAGATGGGGCCATGGATACGCCGTTTTCGACGGTAAGGAGCGCTTATCTGGCGCGTTCAGCAACCGCGATATCGCCCTGCGCGCCCAAGACCGGATGGAGAACGAGACAGCCAAATCCAAGCACGCCCGTAACCGCCCCTGCCTGACTTGCGGCACCGAGTTCTGGTCAACGGGATTGGGACACCGCATGTGCGGCAACTGCCGCACCAATTGCGCCGGGCTCGACGCCCAGATGGTGGGCTAATGATTGAACACCTGTCCACAATCACCGAATTGCCGATAGACGCGATCAAGGTCGAGGATCGGTTACGTGACACATCTCCAGACGGCATTGCCAATCTCGTTGAAGCTATAAGGGAAACCGGGTTCAGCGGCAGCATCCGGGTTCGCCGCAAGAAAGATGGAGATTATCTCATAGACGGCGCCCACAGGCTTGCCGCGATGAGGGAGCTGGGCAAGACTTCAATTCCTGTCGATTTGGTTCGCTGTAACGACGCAGAAGCGCGACTTATGGAGATCGACGGCAACCTCATGGGTCAACCCATGACCGTCCTTGATGACGCCTACTTTTTGGCCACGCGCCGGGAGATGATCCAGAAAATCCATCCCGAAATGCGGCAAGGATCAGCTGGGGCTGCAGGACGTTGGATGCAACTGCATTTCAGTGCACTTGCACAAACCATCGCCACAGCTCGGGGCATCAAAACCCGCCAAGTCTATAATATAATGGCAGCCGGAGCGTCTCTTTCACGCGAAGAATACGAAGCCCTTAAACACTCGCCGGCCCTCCGTCTGAATGACTTGCTGGCGCTCAGAAAGATCGTCGGCACAGAGGAGCGCAACTATGTTGTGGAAGCGCTCTCTGAGGGGCTGGTCAAGAATGCGGGGGCAGCACGAAAGGCTTACCTTGCAGCACGCGGCGAGGCTCCAGCCCCGGCGAGCGATAAAGACCAGAAGCTGTCGCGCCTACTCGACGCTTGGGACCGCGCGGGCAAGCGCGAGCGCCGGGCATTCCTCGAGGAACGCGGCGCAGAGGTTGCGGCGTTGTTCGGCGAGCTTGACCAAGGGGATGCGGCATGACTGGCCCGGCCCCTGCGCAGGAGTGGTGGAGTGCGGCTGAGCTGGCCGAGGCTGGGTTGCCCGACCTGCCCGGCACCAAGCGCAAGGTCAATCTGTTGGCGCAACGCGAGGGCTGGGCGCGGCACGCGGGTAAGGTCCGGCGGCGCAAGGGGGCCGGTGGCGGCGTTGAATATCACTGGAGCGTGCTGCCGTTGCGCGCCCGCATGCGACTTAGCGCCGATCTGGTCAAAGCCCCGGAGGAGAAATCCGGCAAAGACGAGGCGTGGGAACGCTATGCAGCGGCGGGCGACAAGGCCCGCACTGAGGCCGAGGCGCGGCTAGAGGCCGTTGCCGAGGTCGAATTGTTGGAAGGGGCCGGGTTGACCCGCTCCGCGGCCGTGCGCGAGGTCGCGCACAAGCTGGGACGGTCCGAGAAATCTCTCTGGAATTACCTCGGGCAGGTCGAGGGAGCGGCCCCCGCCGACCGGCTGGCTTACCTGATCGACGGGCGCGCAGTGCGGCGTGCTCCCGCCCAACGGGGCGATATCGACCCGGCCTTTCTGGCGCTGGTGCGCAGCGATTGGCTGCGCCTGTCGCAACCCTCGCTCACCAGTTGCTATGACCGCGCCGTGCGCGTCTGGACCTCCGAGCGGCGCAACAGCACCGTGCCTCCCCTTCACCAGGTGCGGCGCTGGATCAAGGCCAACGTCTCGGCACCGACAGAAACCTACCTGCGCAAGGGCGAGGAGGCACTCCGCCGCCTCTATCCCGCGCAGGTGCGCAGCAAGGCCTTCATGGTCCCGCTCGAATGCGTGCAGGGCGATTACCACAAGTTCGACGTGTTCGTGCGCTGGCCCGGCATCGACACGCCTGTGCGGCCGCAGATGATGGTCTGGTCGGACGTCTATTCCGGCAAGCTCTTGGCATGGCGTCTGTCGGACACGGCCAACAGCCACACCGTGCAGCTTGTGACCGGTGACCTGATCCGGACCTATGGCATCCCGCAATCAGTTCTGATCGACAATGGCCGGGAATTTGCCGCCAAGGCGATGACGGGCGGCACGCCAACCCGGTTTCGGTTCAAGGTCACGGACGAGGATATTCCCGGGCTGCTCCCGCTCTTGGGCGTGCATGTCCACTGGGCCACGCCCTATTCCGGGCAATCCAAACCTATCGAGCGCGCCTTTCGCGACCTCTGCGACCGGGTGGCCAAACACCCCGCCTTTGACGGGGCCTATACGGGCAACAAGCCAACGGCAAAGCCTGAAGATTACGGCTCCCGCGCCATCCCGCTCGACGAGTTCCGCCTCGTGTTGGAGGAAGAGCTTGCGCATCACAACGCCCGCCCCGGGCGGCGCAGTGAAGTTGCCATGGGACGGTCGTTCAATGAGGTCTTCAACGAGGGCTATGCGCGCGCCACGATCAAGCGCGCGACCGACGAGCAGCTGCGCCTCTGGCTCCTGCGGGCCGAGGGAGTGCGGGCCAAGACCAGCAACGGCGCGCTGAAACTCTACGACACGGAATACTGGTCCGAGTGGATGTACCGGATCGCAGGGGAAAAGGTGGTAGCGCGGTTCGACGCGGATGATTTGACAGCCGGGCTCGAGGTTTATGATCTGGCGGGCCGGTACCTCGGCCATGCCAAGTGTCTCAAGGACGCCAAGTTCCGCGACGTTGGGGCCGCACGCGATCACAACCGAAAGCGCAAGACGTGGATGCGTGCGCAGCGCGACGAGGCCAAGGCCGCGCGCGAGTTGACGGCGGCAGAGGTGGCCGCACGTGTGCGCGCAGCCTCGGGGCTGGCGGCAGACGAACCCCTGCCCGAGGCGCAGGTGCATCAGCTGGTGACACCGCATAAGGCCGCCCCAAAACGGCGGCGCGCGCAGAGCGTCGAGGAGATAGAGCGCGAAGCAGCGCTTGAGGCCCGCGTGACGCGCCTAGCTGAGCATCGCGCACGCCCCGTTGAGGTCGATGAAGACGATCCCAAGGCCCTGTTTCTGCGTGCCCGCGCTCTTGAGAGCGCGCAGGCGGAAGGCGAGACACTCACGCAGGCACAGGCCGATTGGCTGGCCGACTACCAACAGAGTTCCGACTACCGCGCCCAGCTGCGCATGGAGCGCCGCTTCGGTGCCCAAGAGTAACAAGAAAAGGAGAGCAGCATGACCCCTTCCATTGCGCCCCTGCGAAACGTCGCAGCGCTGATCGGCCTCGTTGAGCGCGTCCAGTCCCGCGCCTTTGGCCTGCCCGGCATGGCCACGTTCTATGGCCCATCCGGCTGGGGCAAGACGACCGCCGTGACAGTCGCGGCCAATGAATATCAGGCCCATGTTGTCCAGGTCAAAGACTGCTGGACACCAACCTATCTGGCGCAAGCGATCCTGCGCGAGATCGGCCTGCCATCGCAACGCGGCGTGGCCGCCATGGTCGATGCAATCGGCGCACAGCTTGCACGCAATGACCGCCCGCTCATCATCGACGACGCGCAATATCTCCTGCGCAAGCGGATGATCGAGCTGGCCCGCGACATTTACGAGAGCTGTCAGGCCCCGGTCATTCTGGTCGGCGAAGAAAAGCTGCCGCAGGATCTGACCCGCTGGGAGAACATCCACAACCGCCAACTCGCATGGGAACCCGCCCTCGCCTGCAACCTGCCGGACGCAGAAAAGCTCGCGCCAATCTACGCGGCTGGTATCGACGTCGGCGCTGACCTGCTCGGAGCCATCGTCGACGCCTCGGGCGGCTCGATCCGCCGGGTGGCGATCAATCTGGCACGTGCCAAGGAACTGGCCATGGGCCGGGGGCGGCGTCTGGCCGACCTCGAGCTTTGGGGCAACCGGGCCTTCGAGACCGGGCAACCTCCTGCGGTGCGCCGTGTCGATGATTTCCGCCTCGCCGCCCCACTCGCCCCCGAAAAGATCGTGCCGCTCGCGGCTGAGAAGAAGGCGGGCCGGGCATGAGTGACCTCTTTGATCGCCTTTGGACGCAGGTCCGCGAGCTTGAGGAGTTTGACTGGCAGGCCGTGTCCCGGCTCGGCTGCAGCCGCGAGACTGCCGTGCGCTACCTGCGCCACTGGCGGGACGCGGGCAAGATCCGCGTGAGCCGCGTCACCCGCAATGGCAAACGCTGGTATGCCCCCACAGACCGCCCCCTGCCCGGCCCGCAGCCGGTCTCTGGCGAGGCAACACCCGAGGGCAATATGTGGCGCGCCATGCGCACGCTGCGGCATAGTTTCAGCCCCGTCGATATCGCAGCCCATGCCAACGCGGGCGGCGTCGCCGTCACCGTCGAGAAGGCGCGCGCCTATTGCCGCCAGCTTCTCGCCTCCGAACATCTGCGCGTGGTCGAAATGGCCATTCCCGGTCGCCGCGAAGCGCTCTATCGCTTGGTCGAGGATACCGGCCCGCGCGCGCCCAAACCCGTGCGTCTGGCTGGCATTCTCGATCCCAACACCGGCGAATTTGCCCCCGCGAAAGGTGGTGCAGCATGAGCGCGCTCGACACGGCCCGGGAATTCTGGGGCGAGGATTTGCCCGATTGGGTGGCCGCCTTGGCGCGCGCCTGCGACGAGACCAGCCAGAACAAGGTCGCGGTCAAGATGGAGCGCAGCGCGACCCTTGTGTCGAACATCCTGCGCAACCGCTATCCGGCTGACACCAGCATCGTCGAGGACGTCGTGCGCGGCCATTTCATGCGCGCGGTGGTCGACTGCCCCGCCTTGGGCGAGATCGGCAAACAGGTCTGTCGCAAGTGGCGATCCAAGGCGGCGCAGTTCGAGAATGTGAATTCGCTTACCGTCACGATGTACCGCGCCTGCAACCGTTGCCCGGTCCATAAGGGGGCCGACGATGACGCGGCGTGATGACAGCCTCGATACGCCCGTGTCGGCGCTCGCCGCAGAGGCGGTGCCCGCCCGCGAGATCGCGCGCCGCCTCAGTGTCACGACGTCCCGCGTCCACAGCGTGCTGCATTACCTGCGCCGCCACGGGGCCCCGTTCCCGCCGGTCCGGCTGGGCAAACCCTGCGGGCGTCAAGGCGCGCAGCTGACCCGGCTCAACGCCGAAGTCCGTGGCGCGCTCGAGCCGCATGCCCTCGCGCGGGGCGTGCAGACCAAGGCGCTCGCCGTCCGCATTCTCGAGGTCGTGATCCGCGACAATCTGATCGACGCCATTCTTGACGACAAGGAGACCGACGCATGAACGCCCCCGAACTCAACCGCTGGAGCCCCGATGAGATGCTGCGCCTCGCGGCCTCGGGCGTGGCCAAGGTGGACCTCCTTGGTCCGCGCGGCAGCACACTCTGCTCGATGGACGAGATCGCCGCCATGGCCGCCGTCTGCGCACTGCATGGCGTGGGTCCGCGCCTGCTTTCAACACCCCCTTCAACAGGAGAGTAAAATGTCTGAATTCACCCCTCATCACATCCCGGACGGACGCCGCGAGATCGACGGCAATATCTATATGGGCGACGGCCGGGGCGGCTGGCAGCCTCTGGAAACGGTCAAGCCGCAGCATCTGCTCGAGGATGAAACCGTGCGCAAGATCGTCAGCTACGGCCTGCCGCTGTCCGAACAGGTCAAGCGCTTTAAGGCACACACTTTCGACGACATCAGCGCCTTCGAGGCGATCCTTGCTCAAGAATACGACGCAAGGATTGGCGGCAAGAAGGGCAACAAGACGCTGATGAGCATCGACCAGCTCTACAAGGTCGAGGTGCGCGTGTCCGACCGGATTGATTTTGGCCCCGAATTGCAGACGGCAAAGCAGCTCTTCGACGAGTGTCTGAACGAGTGGTCCGCAGAGGCGCGCGCCGAGTTGCGTGGCCTTGTGACCGATGCCTTCAACACTGACAAGCAGGGCCAGATCAACCGCGCTCTGATCTTCATGCTCCTGCGCCGTGACAGCACCGATGCACGCTGGAAACGTGGGCAGGACGCAATCCGCGACGCGATGCGCACCGTCGGCTCAAAGACCTACGTGCGCTGCTGGCACAGGGCGGCACATGATGCGTCATGGGAGCCGATCACCATCGATCTGGCGAAGGTCTGAGGGAATGAACCGCGCGCTGCAACAACTGATCTTCGCGGCTTGCCGCCAGTTGGGGCTCGACGAGGACGCGCGCCGCGATTTGCAGGTCAGCGTCACCGGCAAGGTCAGCTTGCGCGACATGAACGACGGCGAGCTGCGGTTGATCGTTAACCGGCTGAAGCAGGCCGGGTTCGAGGACAAGCCCCACAACCCGCGCCACAAGCCCGCACCGCGCGCCGATCTGCGCATGATCCATGTACTCTGGCGCAAGCTCGGCCAGTCGGGCGCGTTGCGCGACCCCTCCCGCGCCGGGCTCAACAAGTTCATCCGCGCTCGGTTCGGAGGCGTCTGGGGATCGGTCCCGGCCGACGTCGACATGCTGCGCGAGTGGAAGCTGATCGACGACGTGATCCAAGCGCTCAAGTCTTGGGGTGAGCGCGCCCAGATCGACTTTGACTGGGAGGATCACCGCCGGTGAAAAAGCCCCGCCACCCCGCCTCTGACCATGCCGTGATCCGCTATCTCGAGCGGGTCAAGGGCATGGATATCGACGCGGTGCGCCGCGAGATCGGGCGCGTGGTGGATCAAGGTCTCGAGGCCGGAGCCTGCGGCGTGATCAGCGGCGGGTTCGTCTACAGGATCGAGGGCGGCTGCGTCGTGACCATCACCCGGCGGCACACCCAGCCCCCGGGGCGGCGGCGCAGGAAGGCCCCCCATGGAGCGTGAACCCTCTTGGATTGACGAGATGCGCGCCGATCTGGGCGACACCCCGGTCGAGCGGTTCCTGTCGCGCGTAGGCGGTATGCGGCTTTATGTGCCTGGCACCCGCCTTGCCGACAGCCTCCTAGTGACGCTGGCGGGTCGGGATATTGCCAGATGGATTTCCGCCCGCTACGCTGGCGAATATCTGGACGTGCCCTCGGGCCGCGCTCAGGCCCGGGAGGGGCTCAAACAAGCCCTGCGCGAGGCCCCGGATACGCCGGTTAATGAACTGGCCAACCGTTTCGGCGTCACCGCCCGCCGCGTCTTGCAGGTCAAGGCGGAGCTGGCAGAGGAGGAAGAACCACCCCTCCTCAAGGTCATGCGAAAGGCTTCATCTGAATAAGCTTTGCGGCCCCCTTTATCCTGACGGGAAAGGGGGGCACCCATGCAAACAGTCCGAACCATTGCCGAAGAGATTGTTGCCCGCGAGGGCGGCTTTGTGAATGACCCGGCCGATCCCGGTGGGGCCACCAATTTTGGCGTCACGATCCACACCATGCGCAGCCTCGGTCTTGATCTCGACCGGGATGGCGACGTGGACGTGGCCGATGTTCGCCTTATGACCCGCGCCCGCGCCGTCGATATTTTCATCGAGCATTATTTCGTGCGGCCACGCATCGCGGAACTGCCCGAGGCGCTGCAGGCGAGCGTGTTCGACATGCAGGTCAACGCCGGGTCCAATTCCGTGAAAATCCTGCAGCTCCTTGTGACAGAGATGGGCTTTCCCGCCACTGCCGACGGCGCAATCGGACCGGCGACCCTGCGCGCGGTGCAGGCCGCCCATGACGCGGCCCCCGCCCATATCGCCGACGCCTACGCGATTGCCCGGCGCAACTACTATTTCCGCCTCGCCGATGCGCGGCCCGCAAGCCGCAAGTTCGCGCGCGCCCGCGCAGGCGGCAAAGGCGGCTGGATCAGGCGCGCCGAGGAATTCATGGCAGCGCGCTACCGCATGTCCGACGCAGATTTCAAACAAAGGGTGGTATCATGGGGCTGATCCGATTACTGGGCGCGCTCTTTGGTGGCGGGCGCAATGTCATTGCCGAGACGGCGGAGGTCTTTCGACCCAATGCCGAGGCGGCGGATGCGCGCGAGGCGTCCTTTCAGCAAGCTGCCCTTTCGCAGATGGCTGCGGAGTTCGGCCATGGCAACAACTGGTGGTCAGCGCTGATCGACGGGCTCAACCGCCTGCCGCGCCCGGCCATGGCTTTTGGCTGCATCTTTCTCTTCTGGTCGGCCATGTCGGACCCGATCTGGTTTGCCGAGCGCATGCAGGGCCTCGCCCTGGTCCCGGAACCGCTCTGGGCGCTGATGGGTGCCATTGTCGCGTTCTACTTCGGCGCGCGCGAGCTGCACAAGTTTCGGGGCGTCTCGATGCAGAAAGAGGCCGTCCGGATCATCGCACAGGCCCCCAAAGTGGCAAGCAACATCGCCCAGTTGCGGGCGCTGCGGGCGGATAGCCCGGGCGCGGCCGATACGGGACCGGACGCCGAGGTAGCGCTGGCTGCTGTCGCTACAAGCGACAATCTGGCGATTGATGACTGGAAGCGCGCGGCATGATGGACTGGGATCTCTTCTGGAAGGCCTCGGGTGTCATCTTACCAGTGATTGTGGCCATCTACACCTTCATCGCCACCCGTCGCAAAGACCTCGATCAAAGGCTGGAGGCGGGACACGAGCGTATGGACCGGCACGAGGCGCGGATCTCGCGGCTTGAGCAGTCGGTCCAGAACATGCCGGGCAAGGATGACATGCACTCGCTGCAGCTCGAACTCGTCAGACAGACCGGATCAATGGAGAAGATGGCGGCTGTCATGGAGGGCAACGCCATGATCACCGCGCGGCTAGAGGCCATCGTGTCACGGCACGAACAACACCTGCTAAACGGAGGCAAGACGTGAGCGATTATCAGGCAACCTTGCGCAAACACCGCCGCCTCGCAATCCTGCGGCATCTCGAACAGGTCTCGGGCTACACCGCCAATGCCTCGATCCTGCGCGACGTCCTCAATGGCGTGGGCGTGGGTTCAACCTTTGACCAGGTGACCACCGAACTGGCATGGCTGCAGGAGGTGGGCATGGTCACCGTCGCCGATCATGGCGACTTTGTCATTGCCGAGGCCACACGGCGCGGCATCGAGGTCGCGCGCGGCGAGGCGGTGCATCCGGAGATCCAGCGCCCAAGCGCACGGAGGCTCTGACATGCCCCCACCCCGCAAGGTCGAGCTGCTCCCCGCCGAGCTTCGCCAGTGGCTGCACGACTGGTGGAAGGCGAAAGGGTTTCACGGCTATGAGGAACTTGCCGAGGAGTTGAACTTTCGCCTCGCCGAAGACGGGCTCGAGCTGCGCATCGGCAAGAGCGCGCTGCATGCCTATGGGCAGGAATACGAGCAATTCGTCAAGCTGCAGGACGAGGCCGGAGCCTGGGCGCAACAATGGCTGGCCGACAATGACCTCTCCGAGGAAGCCGACCGTCACCGCGTCCTCTTCCAGATGATGACCAGCGTGGCCTTCAAGGTCCTGAAATCGCAGATGAGCAAGGAGGGCGAGGATATCGACCCACGCGAGCTGCACTTTCTGGGCAAGATGATGAAGGACATCATGTCGAGCGCTGGCATCCGCGAGCAGCTGATGGTCAAGGAACGCGCCCGCATCGCGGCCGAGGAACGCGCCAATGCCGTCGAAGCATTGGACAGTGCCCGCGATGAGCTGGGACTATCGAGCGACGTCATCGGCAAGCTGCGTCGCGAGTTTCTGGGGGTGCGCGCGTGACAGAGCCGGTCCTCACCCGCGACCCCGACGCCCTGCCCGAAGAACTGCCGCGCGGCTCGGAGATCCCCGAGAGCCTCGATCCGCTGGCCGACGGCATTCTGATGGCCCATCAACGCAGCTGGCTTGCGGATGAGAGCGACCTCAAGGTCTGCGAAAAGGGCCGACGCACCGGCATCACCTTTGCCGAGATGCTGGGCTGCGCGCTCATTGCCGCCGCCGCGCGTGGTGCGGGCGGGCAGAACTGTTTTTACATCGGCGACACCAAGGACAAGGGTCGCGAGGCCATCGGCTATGTCGCGCATTTCGCGCGGGTGATTGCCGGAGCAGCACACCCCATCGAGGAGTTTCTTTTTGAGGATCAACAGCCCGATGGCACCACTAAGTTCATCAACGCCTACCGGGTGCGCTTTGCCTCCGGGTTCCGCGTAGAGGCGCTGAGTTCCAACCCGGCCAATATCCGAGGCCTTCAGGGTACCGTGGTGATCGACGAGGCGGCCTTCCACAAGGACGTGCGCGAGGTGATCGATGCGGTGAACGCCATGCTGATCTGGGGCGGCAAGGTCCGGATCATCTCGACCCACAACGGCTATCTCAACGCCTTCAACGAATTGATCCGCGAGGCGCGCTCGGGCAAGAACGGCTTTAAGGTCCACCGCTACACCTTCGGCGATGCGGTCGCCAACGGGCTCTATAAACGCGTCTGCATGATGCAGGGCAAGGCGTGGGGCGCGGAGGCCGAGGCGGAGTGGGAGGGCACGATCCGGCGCTCCTACGGGGCGCGCGAAGCCGCCATGCGTCAGGAACTCGATGCCGAACCCGCCGAGATGCAGGGCGCGGCACTGACGCGCGTCCAGATCGAGGCCTGCATGGCGCAGGGCATCCCGTTCCATCGCTGGACGCAGCCCGACAGTTTCAAGAATGCCGACGAGGCGGTGCGCAAGGCCGCCGCCGTTACCTGGTGCAAAACCCACCTTGAACCCGTGCTTGAAACCCTCGATCGAACCCGGCCGCATTTCATGGGCGAGGACTTTGCGCGCTCGGGTGACGCGACCGACATCATCATTCTCGAGCAGGGCGTCGATCTCACCCGGCGCACCAAGCTCATCGTCGAGCTGCGCAACATCCCCTTCGATCAGCAGCGCGACGTGCTCTTCTGGTTGCTCGACCGGCTGCCCAATTTCCAAAAAGGCGCGATGGACCGCACCGGCAACGGGGCCTATCTCGCCGAGGTCGCGGCCCAACGCTACGGCGCGCGGATCGTCGAGGTGGCCTTCACGCGGCAATGGTACGAGCTCGAGATGCCGCCTTATATCGAGGCCTTCTCGGATCGCACCATCGTTCTGCCCGCGCATGAGGACGTGCTGCGCGACCATCAGGCGCTGCAATACACCAACGGCATCATCCGCGTGCCTGAGAATTTCCGCTTCAAAGGATCGGACGGGCTCGACCGGCACGGCGACAGCGCCATCGCAGGCGCGCTCGCCTGGTATGCGAGCAATCAGGACGTGGTGCCGATGGAGTTTCAATCGACCGGACGGCGCACCGCCCTGACGGCCGAAGACTTTATCAGCCCGATGGGCGGACGGCGCATGGGCTTTGCCAGAGGCGGCGGGGGCTTGGATTTTGGAGGGTTCTCGGATGGCTAGAAAAACCGGCACAATGCGGCTGCGCTCGGTTCGGCTGCGCAACCCGATGGAGCTGTCGGGCATCCAGCACGGGCGCGACATCACCCGACCATGGATCGGCCCGCTGCTGGAGCCGACGGACCCGATCCTGCGCACGCGCGGCGGCGGCAGTTTCGACATCTACAAGCCGATCCTGACCGACCCGCAGGTCAAATCAGTGATGACGCAGCGCATCTCGGCCGTGACCAGCCGGGAATGGGAAGTGGTGCCGGGCGAGGAAACGGCGGCGGGCAAACGCGCGGCCGACTGGCTGCGCGACGAGCTTTCGGCCATGAAATTCGACCGCCTGACCGAGAAGATGCTCTGGGGCCTCTTCTATGGCTATTCCGTCGCCGAACAGATGTTTCGCCGCGACGGGCAGCTTTGGGGCTGGGAGGAAATCCGCGTGCGCGACCGGGTGCGGTTTCGCTTTGATGAGGAGTGCGGCCTGCGCCTGCTGACCATGTCCAACATGCTCACAGGCGAGGAAATGCCACCCGAGAAGTTCTGGGTCTTCTCGACCGGCGCGGATCACGACGACGAACCTTACGGCTTAGGCCTCGCGCATTGGCTCTACTGGCCGGTCTGGTTCAAACGCAACGGGCTGAAGCTCTGGCTGATCGCCCTCGACAAATTCGGCATGCCGACCGCACGCGGCAAATACCCGTCGCAAGCCACTGAGGCCGAGCAAAAGAAACTGCTAGAGGCCGTCATGGCCATACGCTCAGAGGCCGGGATCATCATTCCCGAGGGCATGGATATTGAGCTTTTGTCAGCGCCCTCGGGGGCAAGTTCGCTGGATTACCAGAAACTGCACGACACGATGGATGCCGCCATCTCGAAGATCGTGCTGTCCCAGACCATGACCACCGACAATGGCTCCAGTCGGTCGCAAGCCGAGGTGCATGACGACGTGGGCGACGCCGTCAAGAAATCCGACGCGGATCTCGTGTGCCAATCCTTCAACGAAGGGCCGGTGGCGCGGCTTTGCGGTTTCAACTTCCCCGGTGTCGCGCCGCCAAGGGTGTGGCGCAAGATGGAGGACCCGGAGGATACAACCGCCGCCGTCGACCGCGATGAAAAGCTGCATCGGATCGGCTGGCAGATGACCGAAGACCGCGTCAAGGAAATCTACGGCGACGGCTATGAGCGCGCCACGCCCCCGGAGAACACACCGCCAGACGAGGACACGCCCGAGGCCGGTTTCGCCGAACATGACGGCGCGCTCGACGGCCCTGTGGGCGATCTGGCAGACCGGTTGGCGAACGAGGCGTCGGTGCCGATGCTGGCGATGCTCGAACAAATCGAGGCGATGCTGGAGACGTCGACCAGCCTTGCGGAGTTCCGCGAGCGGCTGCTGGCCGGGTTTCCGGACCTGGACGATGCAGCACTCCGCGACGTGATCGCGTCGGCCCTCACGGCGGCGCATGCCGGAGGCCGCGCCGCGTTGGAGGAAGATAGTGGCTGATCTCGGCGCGACGTTTCGCCGTCCCTTCCGCGAGCAGATCGCCGCCTTTCGCCTGCGCCTGGGCGATCTCGTGCCGACGGCGCGGTGGGATGACATCACCCTCGCCCAGCACGACCGGGCTTTCATGGTGGCAGGGGCACAGAAGGCCGACCTCTTGGCGGATCTGGCGGCCTCTGTTGATAAGGCCATCTCGCAGGGCACGTCTCTGGAAGAGTTCCGCCGCGATTTTCGCGCCACCGTCACCCGACGCGGCTGGCACGGCTGGACCGGCGAAGGCAGCACGCGCGGCGAGGCATGGCGCACGCGGGTGATCTACCGCACCAACATCGCGACCAGCTACGCGGCCGGGCGGATGGCGCAGCTCATCGAGGGCAATTTTGCGTTCTGGGTCTACCAGCACGGCGGCTCAACTGAGCCGCGCCTGATCCATCTTGGCTGGGACGGGCTGGTCTTGCCACCTGATCACCCGTTCTGGATCACGCATGGCCCGCCCAACGGCTGGGGCTGCAGCTGCTACGTGATCGGCGCGCGCTCTGAGGACGGCGCACGTCGTCGCGGCGGCGACCCGGACAAGCGCCTGCCCGACGACTGGCAATCCCGGGATCCGCGCACCGGCGCGCCGAAAGGGATCGACAAGGGCTGGGATTACACGCCCGGGGCCAGCACCGTGGACGAAATTCGCACGATGGCGGCCAAGGTCGTCGATTGGCGGTATAACCTCGCGGTGGCCTACATGGCCAGCCTCCCGGACCGGACCCGCGATCTTCTGGTCGAAGGATACCGAGGCCTGCCGTCATTGGCTGACAATATCCGGCGCTACGCAGCGCGCGTCGAGACCGCGAACACCCAAGCCGCACGGAAGACCATTTCCGAGCGGGAGCCGATCCAGTCCCTCGGGTTGATGACTACCACTCAGGCCCGGCTCAACCGCGAGGGTGCGCGGCGCGATCTAGACCGCTACGACGTGGCCGTTGACGCGGATTCCATCCGTCATATTTTTGCACGCCACGGGAACCCAGAGCGCGAGGCCTCCCGTGGGCAGATAGCGGTCACCCCGGAAGACTTGGGACGGTTGCCCGAGATATTCCAGCGCCCAGACAGCTTTGAATGGACGGATGCCCGTAGCGTGCAGTCTCGGGTCTTGCGTCTGACTAAGACTATCGGCGCACGGCGCTATGTCGCGCATTTCGTCGCGCGACCGCGACGCCAGCGGCTCGTACTCTTGACCTATTGGGTGGAAAATATCGGCTGACCCCTCCCGTACGCCCAGACGCGTTCCCGCAACCTGAATGCGGTGGGTGGATGCACAGCCGACAGAAAGGAGAATAGCCATGATCACCGTCGAAATCAATGAAGAGGAAATCACCCAAGCGCTCGCCCGCGTGTCCGCTGCCCTCACCGACATGACCCCTTTGATGCAGGATATCGGCGAACTGATGGTCAATAGCACGCGGGAGAACTTCAAAGACGGCACCGATCCGGATGGCAATCCTTGGGCACCCAAGAGCCCGGCCACGCTCGAGGCGTACCGGCGGCGGGGCGACGGCCAGCCCACCCGGCCCCTGATCGGCCCCTCGCGCATCCTGTCGACCACAATCAATGCCGAGCCATCGGCGGACCGGGTCGCATGGGGTTCGAACGTCATTCAGGCCGCCGTGATGCAGTTCGGAGCCGAGGCCGGGGCGTTCGGCGCGCGCGCCGGGCGGGACAAGAATGGGCGCGAATTCATGATATCGATCCCGTGGGGAGACATTCCCGCACGTCCCTATCTCGGGGTCGGCGATGAGGACGCCGACTCCATCGTCGCCACCATCGAAGAGTATTTGGACAGTGCCGCCGGACAGTGATTTGCACCCCGCTTCAGGGCTAACAGGGCCAAATTTCTCTGAGAGCGGGGCCTGCAACCCGGCCTTTGTCCCGCAATGGCCTCTGAGCGCCTCATTAAATACCCCTTTAATACCCCCCTCGGGGATTTTGCGACCCAACCCCCGCCAGAGGTATGAGCGCACTCAGTGGGGCGTTCAGTGGCCTTGTGCATTCCGGGCTTGCCGCGCCCACCCCTCGGGCGCTACTCTGATCCAAGGCGGCCTCTGCACCAGGACCGCTTTCCCCTGAAGTCCTTCATCTGATCTGGCCCGTCGCCCCGGCTTAATGTCGGGTCATGACAAAACCGCTTCACATCTTCCGCGCTGGCCGCCACACCGCCCAATCCGGGCAGAGCCTCGACTTTTCCGAGGCCGAGGTTGAGGGCATCGCCGCCGCCTATGATCCCGCCCTCCATGAGGCCCCCATCGTCGTGGGCCATCCCCGCACCGATGCCCCGGCCTATGGCTGGGTCAAGAGCCTGCGCGCCGACGGCTCGGAGCTCTTTGCCGAGCCTGACCAGGTCGAACCCGCCTTCGCCGAGATGGTGCGCGCGGGCCGCTTCAAGCGCATTAGCGCCTGCTTCTATCCCCCCAAAGCCGCAGCAAACCCGAGCCCCGGCACCTACTACCTTAAGCATGTGGGCTTTCTGGGTGCCCAGCCCCCCGCCGTGAAAGGGCTGAAGGCCGCCGAGTTCGCCGAGGACGCCGAGGCCGTGACCCTAGAGATCGCCTTCTCAGAGGCGGAGGCCGACGCGCCTGCCGCCAGTTTCGCGGACGCCCTGAAAGGCGCGGTTTCCGCCGTCCTGTCCTGGGCACGCACGCCCGCAGGCCAAGACGCGCTCCGCCACGCCATCGACGTGCCCGAGGACGGACAAGCCCCCTTTGCAGAAACCCAAGAAGGAGAGACCGATATGTCCGGCAAGGACACGCCAACCCCCGAAGACCGCCAAGCCGCGCTCGACGCGCGCGAGGCCGAGATCGCCGCGAAAGAGGCGGCTTTCGCCGAGGCGCAGAGCACGACCCGCCGCGCCGAAGATGCCGCCCTCCTCGACGCCCTTGCCAAGGACGGGCGCATCGCGCCGGGCCTCAAGGACGAAATGGCCGCGTTTATGGAAAGCCTCGATGCGCAAGACGAGGTGGCCTTTGCCGAAGGCAAGAGCGCCAGCCCGCGCGACTGGTTCCGCGACCTGCTCTCCAAACAGACCAAGCCGCTGATCGAATTCGGCGAGCGGGCGAGCGGTGATGCCACGCCGCAGGTCAAGGGGTCGGACGATATCACCGCCGCCGCCAAGCGTCTGATCAAGGACGCCGAGGCGGAGGGCCGCACGCTGAGCTTCGCCGAGGCCGCACGCCACATCGAGGCAACCATGGAGAGCGACAATGGCTAATCCCGGACTGTTCATCAAATCCTACGCCGCCGAGGCGGCAGTGCCCGGTCGCCGGATCGTCAAATTCGGCGCGGCTGGCGGCGTCCTTGTGGCCGCCTCCGCGACCAATCTCGCGATTGGCATCTCGGACCAGCTCGACGCGAAACTTGGCGATCTTCAGGACGTGATCATGTCCGGCTCCGCCGAGCTTGAGCTTGCAGGCACGGTCGCTGCAGGTGCCCCTGTCACGTCAAATGCCGCAGGTTTGGGCGTCGCAGCCGCCGCCGGGGCCGGAAACGTCGCCGTCGGCTACGCGCTGCAGGCCGGTGTCGCTGGCGACATCATCGATGTGGCGATTGCCCGCCACTCCGTCACCTGATCCTCAAGGAGCGCTGATCAATGAGCACACCCACCCCCTTCGTCGTCGATCCGGTCCTGACCGCCATCGCCGTCAACTACCGCAACCCCGATATCTCGTTCATTGCTGACCAGGTGATGCCCCGCGTTCCGGTCATGGGCACGGATTTCAAATGGACCTATTTCCCGCCTGAACAGATGTTCACGGTGCCTGACACGGAAGTGGGCCGCAAAGGTCTGGTCCAACAGGTCGAGTTCACCGGCGAAGAGCGCACCTCCTCGGTCAAGGACTACGGTCTCGACGACGTGGTGCCGCAGCGCGACATCGATACTGCCCGCAGCCTGCGCGCCGCTGGCAACTCGGCCTTCGATCCCGAGGCCCGCGCGGTCGAAGGCGTCACGCATCTGATCCAGCTCGACCGCGAAAAGCGCGTCGCGGCCATGGTGCAGGACGCCGCAAACTATGACGCCGACAAGAAAGTGGTGCTGTCGGGCGCGGGCCAGTTCAGCGATCCCGCCTCCGACCCTATCGGCGTGATCTCTGCTGCCCTCGACGCCACCTTCATCATGCGCCCGAACGTGGCCGCAATGGGCCGCAAGGCCTGGACGGCGCTCTCAACCCATCCCGATATCCTGAAGGCCATCAACCGCACGTCGGGCGACAAGGGCCGCGCCAGCCGCGAGGCGGTGGCAGAGCTGTTCGAGCTGTCGGAAATCCTCGTGGGCGACAGCTACATCAACTCAGCCCGCAAAGGGCAAACGGCCGCTTTTGAGAAGGTCTGGGGCGGCAATATCGCCCTGATCCACCGCAACATGCAGGCAGGCCCCGACGGCACCGCCCCCGCATGGGGCTGGACCGCACAGTTCGATGGCCGCGTCTCGGGGCGCTTCTTCGACCCCAAGGTCGGTCTAAAAGGGGCCACCACGCTGCGCGTGGGCGAGCAGCTCCGCGAAGTCATCGCGGCCCCCGCCACCGGCTATCTGATCGAGGACGCAGCATGAGCTATCGCATCAAACGCACTGTGATCGCGGCCAAACGGCTGGAGATCGGCGACCAGGTAAACGCCAAGGATATCGGCACCGAGGCGCAGGTTGCGCGCCTCCTCGCCCTGGGCGCAATCGAAAAGGCCGGAGACGAGGCGGGAACCGTGACCCCACTCGAGATGGACGACGCACTGCGCGCGGCCTTGACCAATGCCATCAACGACCTGCCCGGCGACGCCTTCGACAAGAGCGGCAAGCCTAAGGTCAAGGCGTTGCAGGACGCAGCCCCCAGCATCGCCGACCGGATCACCGCAGCCGCGCGGGATACCGTCTGGGCTGAGATGCAGGCCGCCGCCAACGCGGCCACCTGAGAATACCCCCGAGGGGACGCCGCCTAGGATCAGGCGTGACAGCCGGGAGAGACCGGCACCCAAACAACGGACCCGGAGGCGGACATGCCCTATCTTTTGCCCAGCGACATGATCGACCGCTACGGCGAGGGGTTTCTCGCCCAAGTCACTGCGCGTGACACAATGCCCGGGGTGATCGACACGGCGGCGCTGCAGGTGGCCGTCGACGATGCCGTCTCCGTCGCCGAGAGCTATGTCGCGGGGCTTTATGATACGTCCAACCCACCGCGTGCGCTCACCATGCACGCCGCCGCGATTGCCTGGTATCGGCTTCTCGGCGCGCGGGCCGCTGCCTTTGACGGGGCCAAGGAAGGCTATGAGGACGCCGTCAGTTTTCTGCGGCAGGTGCGCAAGGGCGAGGCCTCGCTCGGCGACGAGACGCCCGGGGACACTGTGCGGGGCAACCCCCAGCTTCCGCAGATCAGCGCGCCGGAGGGCACCTTCAGCCGCGACAGCCTGAAAGGGTTTTGAAATGATCGGCGACGTCATCACCCGGATCGAGGCTGAGGTGCCCGAGCTTGCCGGTCGTGTCGACGGCGGGCGCGCCTTTGTCGATCTGATCCGCTCCAAGAAGCTGCCCGCGCAATCGGTCGCGGCCTACGTCTTTCCCTCCGGCATGCAGGGCGGGCGCGCCGATGCCGCGGCGGGCGTCTACAGCCAGATGCTGACCTATCGCACGAGCGTGGTGATCTTCGTGCAATCCTTTGACCGCACGGGGGCCACCGCCCTCGACAAGATCGACCAGTTCCTGATGCGCGTGATCCGCGCCTTGGCGGGCTGGGCACCGGGTGACGAGGTCGGCGTGCACCGTTTTGAGCGTGGCCAGCTCATCGAGAGCGGGGCCGGTCGCCTCGCCTATCAACTCGATTTCTCCATCGACGATCAACTGAGGATCATCTCATGACCAAACTTCCCACCTCCGGCGGATCCTACACCCGCGACGACAAGGGCGCGCTGAAACCTGCCGGGGCCAGCCCCAAGCCCACGTCCGCGCCCAAATCTGACAAGAAGGATGCCGACAAATGAGCCTGCTCTGGAGACGCAAAGTCCTGCTCGCGAAGCTGGAAACCACCTATGGAACGGACGCCACCCCTACTGGCGGCGACGCAATCCTCGCGACCGATGTGCGCCTGTCGCCGATGCAGGGTCAGGATCTCGACCGCAATCTCGACACGCCGCACGGCGGGCCCACCGGCACGATCCCGGTCGATCTGCACCGCACCATCTCGTTCAAGGTCGAACTGGCAGGCTCCGGCACCGCCGGAACCGCGCCCCGCTGGGGCCGCCTCCTGCGGGCCTGTGGCTGTGCCGAGACCGTGACGGCGGCGACGTCTGTGGTCTACAATCGGGTTTACTCGAACCTTGAGAGCGTCACGCTGCACCTCAATATCGGCGGCACGCTCTACGCCATGGTGGGGGTGCGCGGGACCGCCGCCTTTGACGTCTCGGCCTCGGGCATTCCCTATATCGAGTTCGAGTTCACCGCCCTCTACGTGGCCCCGGCCGACGTGGCGATCCCGACCCCAGATTTCACCGGCATTCCCGATCCGCTCGCGGCCTCGGATGCCAACACGCCCACCTTCACGATTGATGAGACGTCGCTTGTGATGCGGAGCTTCAAGCTCACCCTCGCCAATCGCGTCGAGGCGCAATTCCTGATCGGTGAGGAGGAAGTGCTACTCGACGGGCATGAGAACACCGTCGAGGCGCGGGTGCGTGCCGTGGCGCTGGCCACGTTCAACCCGTTCACCATGGCCGCCACCAAAGCCAAGGTCGCGCTCGAGATCGAGCACGGCAAGACGGCAGGCAACATCGTCAATATCGCCGCCCCGAATGCGCAGATGCAGCGTCCTGAAGGGCTTGAGGACGGTCAGGGTCGCAAGGAGTGGCCGCTGCGCCTTGTGCCGCTGCCCACCACCGCTACCGCTGCCGACCAGTGGACGATGACGCTCACCTGAGGGGCTTTAACGCGCCCTTCAACGCCACTTTGAAAGAGAGTTTACCCCATGTTCAAGATCGACCCGACCCCGGCCTTTACCCACCGCGTCGAGATCAAGGTGCCCACCGACGGGGGCCATGACTTGCAGGACCTGCAAGTCACGTTCCGCGTGCTGCCCGACGATGAAATCGAGGCTTTCGACATGCGCACCACACGCGGTGAGCGGGAATTTCTAGCGGCGGCCGTGGTGGGCTTTGACGACGTCGAAGACGAGAAGGGCAAGACGCTGCCCTACAGCCACAGCCTGCGCGACCGGCTGATCGGTCTGGCCTATGTCCGCGTCGCCCTGGTCAATGCCTATCACGCGGCGCTCATGGGGAAGCGGGTAAAAAACTGAAATGGGCCGGGCGGGCATGGGCGCGCGGCGACCTGATCGCTGATGACCAGGGCAGCGACCATGATGACGAGGCGGCGTTCTGGGGGATCGACCCGGGCCAGCTCACTCGCGATCCGTCCGGCTCTGGCACTGGCACTGGCATCTGGCCGCAAAACGTCCCGGTCGTTCGGGCCTTCCTCGCGGTCTGCAATCAATGGCGCACTGTCTCGGCCGGGCTGGCCGGTTTCCGGGTCGTGGGCCTCGACTACACCGCTGCACGGGCGGGCCTGCGCATGAGCGGGATACGGATCACGCCCCAACTTTGGGCCGAGGTACAGGTGATCGAAAGCGCGGCCGTGGCCGCGATGCGGGAGAGCTGACATGACATTGGTCGCACGGGCCGAAATCCTCATGGACGCCGACCAGGCGAAGGCGGAGCTGCAGGCAACCGGCACCGCCGCCAAAGGGGCCGCCCAAGACATTCGCGGCGTGGGCACCCAAGGGGCCAATGCAGCGCGCGGTGTGAAACAACTCGAGACCGCCGCGCGGACCTCGGCAACGGGCCTGACCGCTGCCAGTTCCGCTGCGAATGTCAACACTGCTGCAACTCAGAAAATGGCCTCGGCCAATCGCCTTGCCGCAGGCTCGATGGGCAACCTGGTGGCGCAGGGCAATGACGTCTTCGTCATGCTGGCAGCGGGGCAGAACCCGCTGACACTGGCTATCCAGCAGGGCACGCAGATCACTCAAGTCATAGGCCCGCTCGGGGCTGCAGGCGCGTTCCGGGCTTTGGGCGGCGCGGTTCTTGCGATGCTGAGCCCCATTAATCTGATCACCATCGGCGCGCTCGCGGCGACGGCTACCGTGGTCAACTGGTTCATGTCATCGTCAGAAGAGGCCGAGAGCTTCGCGGACAGCGTTGAAGCGCTCGAGACCCGCATCGACAGCCTGAAGGACAAGATCGCCGAGGCCTCTGCCACCCGGCTGGAGCTGGCCGACCGGTTTGGTGAAGGCTTCGTTGACCGCGCGCAGGACATTCTCGACCGCATCGTCGAGGCAGAAAAGCGCGCGGCACAGCGCGAGGCGGCGTCAAATATCGGCTCGTTTGTCGGCGAGACGGGCATAAACCCCTCGCGTGGCGTCGGATTTAACCGCCGTGCCATCGAAGACGAATTCGACTTCGGCGGCATTATCCGAGACCGAAGCGTATTTGACGAACAACGCAGGCTTGCGGAAGCCGTCGCAGAGGACCTGATCGCGCTGCAGGACGCCGCTGGCGGGACAATTGAACAGCAGCAAGGCGCCATTGAGGCGCTCATTCTAAGCTACACCGCCGCCGCCGAAGCGGTGGGGACAATATCCGAGGCAGAAGAAGCCCGACTTCTGACACTTGACCAGATGCGTATCCGCTTGGCCGAAGTCGCCGAGCTTCAATCGCAAAACCCTGAGGACAACCGCCAGTCCGAGGAAATGCTGACCTTCCTCGACCTGGTGACCAAAAGCACCGGCGAGCAGCTGAAGGCCGAGGCGGCGGCGCAGGCCATGCTTTTGACGCTGACCGAGCAGAATGCGGTCGCGGAGGCTATCGCCCGGACCGGCGCGGACAGCGTCGAAGTCTCGCGCCTACGCGCGCAGTTCGCCCTCAACGCCAAGCTGGAGGAGATCGCGGCTTCGGACGCAAGCGAGGCAACCAAGGAGGCACTGCGCGAGGCGGCTGAAGCTGCATTTGATCTGTCGACGGTAGATGTTTCCGGCGCGTTGAACGCCGCCGCAAATGAGGCAGCCCGCCTCTCGGCCGAGGTGCGCGGCGCTGTCGACGCAATGTTCGACCTGCAATCTCAAGGGCAGGCCCAGCTTGAGACCGCGCGTATCCGTGCCGAGTTCCGCGACGACCCTGTTGGACGTGCGGGGGCCTTGGCCGGTGCACGTTTTGACAGAGACACACAACCACTTCGCCGCGACGGCTTTGCGAACGCCGGGGAGGAAGCCTTTCTCAACAGCCAACGGCAAGCCGCCATCGAGCAGGCCCGCGAAATTGCGCGCCTCAACGAGCAGGCCCGACCCACGCGGTCCGGCAGCGGCGCGCGGGGCACATCGACCAACGAGACCCTGCGCGAACAGCAGGCCCTTGACCGGCTGATCGCATCCAAACAGCGCGAGATAGAGGCCCTGCGCGAAAGCGATCCGGTGCAGCGCGAGATGATCCGCTTGCGTGAACGCCTGACCGCCGCGACGCCAAAGCAACGTGCGGAGATCGAGGCTCTCGTCGAGGCCCATGAAAACGAGCGCGTCGCCATGGAGCGCAAGGAGGAATTCGGCAACGCCGTCGACGACGTGCTGCTCGAGGCCGAAAGCCTCCGGGACGTCTGGGAGGGGATCGGCGACATGATCATCCGCGCGGCCAAGGAAGCGCTCATCCTCGGCTCTGGCCCGCTGTCCGGTCTCTTTGGGGGCAGCGGCGGCGGCGGTCTCCTGAGCGGGATCTTCGGCGGCGGCGGGCTTGGCGATCTCTTTGACCTTTTCTCGGGAGGCTCGCTGCTCTCCTTCGCCAATGGCGGCCTGCCCGGCTTTGCCAGCGGCGGCGATCCTCTTGTCACCCGTCCCGGCCTCCTCTTGGGCGCAGGCACGGGCCGGGGCGACCGTATTCGCGCGATGGTGAGTGCCGGGGAATTCATCATGACGGCCGAGGCCACAGCGCGCAACCGCGCGGTGCTCGAGGCCATGAACGCAGGCGCGATCATTCCGGGCTTTGCCGGGGGCGGCCTGCCCCTGCCTGTGCAGGCTGCGGGCGCAGCGCCGGCAAGAGGTGGCGGCGCGGGCGCTTCGGCGGAGGGCATGACACGCCTGCGGATCGAGCCGTCGGACCTGTTCCGTGTCGTCGTCGAGGACCGCGCGCGGGACGTGGCCGTGGACGTAGTCGACAACTTTTCAAACGAGCAGCTGCCGCTCCGGGTCGAGACGATCCGGCGCGACCCGCTGGGGAGGGGATAATGGCGGTCCAGGTTTGGCCCATTCCGACGTCTGGATTTTTCGACCTCTTGGGGATCGAAGAGGCCACCTTTTATCTGCCGGGCGACAGCACAAGCTCTGTCACGGCCGGGGGCGAGGTCATCACCCATCGGCGAGGGGCACGGCTCTGGCAGGGCGAGGTCGTTCTGGGCAAGTCGGAGCCCGACGTGATCGCGGCGCAAGACGCGCTGATCGAGCACCTGCTCGAGCCGGGGGCGTCCTTTATGATCTATGACCGCCGTCAATTCGCGCCCCAAGACCCCGCCTATCCGGCAGGCATCAACTGGGCCGCGCAACCGGTCACGATCAAGAGCCTCGTGCCCGGCAACCGCGAACTGAGCCTGCAAGGCCTGCCGCCGAACTTCACCCTGCGGCGCGGGCAGAAAATCGGGTTTCAGTATCTGACGAGCCCCGTCCGATATAACGTCCACCGCATTCTCAATGCGACCGTCACGGCGGATAGCACCGGGGCGACTGCCCGGTTCGAGGTGTCCCCCTTCCTGCGACCCGGCGTCGTGGTCGGGGCCTCAGTGGTCGTTGATCGCCCGCAGGCGCGGGCAAAACTACTCAGCTTCAAACCGGGACCGGGGCGCTCGCGCCGCACCGAGGGCGGCAGCTTCACCTGGCAACAGACGCTGGGGGGCGGCGTATGAGCTTTGATCTCGCGCAGACAGATCAGTTGGCCGAGCGCAGCGGCACGGATGCGCATATCCTCGTGTTGATCGAGCCACGCGACCGGGTCACGGGCGAGATCGTCCAGATGGGGCTCTGGACAGGGGACGATCACCAGACCTTTAGCGTCGACGGCGAAACCCATCTCTTTCTGGGCGCGGGCAATGTGATCGAGGTGCCGCCGATCCGCGCCGGGATTGGCCTTGAGGTACGCCGCAACCGGGTCATCCTGCCGCCAATGACGGATGCCGCAAAGCTCGCCTTGCAGGTCTATCAGGCCTCACAGGCGCGGGTGCGGGTCTGGTCACAGCCGATGGATATCTACACCGGCGCGCCGTTGGGCACGCCACAGCGCGTCATCAAGGGATGGTTAGAGACGGCACCGGAGACGCTGGGCAAGCTCGGCGATCAGTCGCGCACGGAGCTGGTGATTTCCTCGGCCGCGCGGCGGCTTACGTTTCGCCAGCCTCTCTTCAAATCTGACGCGGCACAACGGTTGCGCGACCCGGCCGACAGGTTCCGCGAATATGCCGCCAGCATCGCCGACCGCCCGATCCCATGGGGTCAGGAAACGGTCGTGACCGAGATCCCGCCAGCGCCACCGCCCTTGAACGTGGACGGAGACAACCGGCGATGACGGGACGCGTGCATCTTCTGCGGCAATTCCTCGACGCCCGGCGCGCGGTAGCATTCCGGCCGAGCCTGTCCGACTGCGCAATGTTCGCGGCCGACTGGATCGCCGTGCTGACCGGGCAGGATCCGGCCGCACGGTGGCGCGGGCGCTATCGCAGCATTGAGGAGGGTCGCACGCTTCTAGCCGCCGACGGGTTCGCGTCGCCCGCCGAGGTTCTGGCACCGATCCTGTTGCCGGGCGCAGGCTGGATGCAGGCGCAGACCGGCGACGTGGCCGTGCTGATCGAGGCAGGCGAGGAGGTCATGGGCATCATCGGTGGCGGTCATATTCACGCACTGCGTCCCGGTCGCGGCCTTGGCGCTGCCCCACTAAATCGCGCCATCCGGATTTATCGGCCATGAGACTGTTTGCTTGGATAGCGGCACTCGTGCTCGCCTCGACGGCACCCGCTTCGGCCGGGCCGCTGGCCGCCGCCGCCGCCGCCATCTTTGCCGGGATCACGGTCAAAGCCGTCGCGCTCTTTGCCCTGCGGCTATTCGCATCGGTCGGGCTAAGCCTGTTGCAACAGCGCCGAGCCCGGCGCGGGCGCAACACCGCCTTCGGGCTGCAGGTGACCGCGACCACGCGCGGCGAGCTGGAGAGCGAGACCACAATCGTCGGCCTCTACGCCACCAAAGGGCATCTGATCTATCACAACAGCCACGGCCCCAATAACAAATACTACCAGACCGTCATCGAGCTGGGCGGCCTGCCCGGGGCCACCTTCAGCCGCTTGATGGTGGACGGCGTCTATTCCGAGTTGGGGACAGAGGAACATCCCGACTACGGCTTTCCAGTCCTCGCCAAGCGCGACCTTGGCGTCGATTATGCATGGATCAAGGTCTACGACGGCACCCAGACCGGCGCAGATCCGACACTCGTCGCCAAATATGCCGAGGACCCCGAGACGCCCTGGACAGAGGCACATATCGGGCACGGCATCCCCTACGCGATCCTGACGATGGAAGTGAGCTCCAAGGTCTGGCCCAATGGAGCGCCGGAGCAGCGCTATGAGGAGAACGGCATCCCGTTCTACGATCCCCGCCTCGATAGCACGGTCGGCGGCACAGGCCTGCACCGCTGGGACGATCCAACGACATGGGGGCCGACACGCAATCCTATCGTGAAGACCTACAACATCCTGCGCGGCCTGTCGCTCCATGACGGCTCGATCTGGGGCGGCGAGGCCGACGCAGAGGATCTGCCGCTTTGGAACTGGGTGCCGGGCATGAACGCCTGCGACGTGGACGTGGACGGGCGGCCTCAGTACCAGTCCGGCTATGAGATCAAATTCGCCGAGGACACGTCCGGAGATGTGATCAACGAATTGCTCGCCGCCTGCAACGGCCAGATCGCGGAGTTCGGGGGCTTCTGGTATATTCAGGTCGGCGCACCCGACATCGCCGTGGCCGCGATCACGGACGACGATCTTCTGGTGACGGACGCCGCCACCAAAGACCCGTTTCCCGAACTGCTTGAGATCTTCAACCGGGTCACCGCCAAATATGTCTCGCCCGGCGCGCTCTGGAACGGCGTGCCCCTCGATCAGATCCGCAATCCCGACTGGGAGGCAGAGGACGGTATCGTGCGGAATTTCGAGCTGGACCTTCCGGCCGTGTTTAACCCGGGACAGGCCGGGCAACTGGCCGAGGACACGCTGCGCGACCATCGCCGCTGGCGGCGTCACGCCTGGCCACTGCCGCCCGACTATGCCGGTCTGCGCCCCCTCAATACTGTGGTCGTCACCAGCGCCTGGAACGACTACGACGCCAAGCTCTTCGAGGTCACGGAGATCGTGCTCGATCTGCACCGGTTGACCATTGTCACCTCGCTACGCGAGCGCGACCCGGATGATTTCGAGATCGACCCGGCGTATGAGATCCCCGACCGCGCCTCTATCCTGCCCCGCCCAATCCCTACAGACGCAGGCCTGCCCTTTTTCGACGCCGACGCGCGCATTGTCACCAATCAGGCAGGCACCCGTGCGCATGCGGCCGTCGACGTCTTCTGGGATGCCTCCGGGATCGCCGAGACTATCAAGGGCATCGCCATTGAATGCCAAAAGCGCGAGACCGAGGAGGAGGTCTGGAGCGGCACCGTGCTCGATGTCGAGCGTGGCGCAATGACCATCCAGCCCGTGCCGCCACTCACGAACCTGCGCGTGCGCGCCAAAGCGCTTTCTGACAATCGCCGAGGCACATGGACTGCATGGATCTGGGTGACCACTGACGACGTGCGTATCCAGCGGGCTGATTTTGCTGCCGGTATCGAACCCGTCACGATTGTCGAGGGCACGCTCCCAACGGTCAAGCTGACCGAGGCGATCATGTTTGAGAGCAAGCTCTATCGTTGGAGCGGCACGGCCTATGTCGCCACGGTGCCTGCCGTTGATGTCACTGGGCAGTTGACCGATGCGCAGATCGCGGCCTTGGCGGCGGCAAAACTGACCGGGCAGATACAGACACCGCAGATCGCGACCGGCGCAGTCACGGACGCCAAAATTGCGGGGCTTGCTGCCTCGAAAGTTACGGGTCAGTTAACCAACGCGCAGCTTGCCGCCATCGCAGCCGCAAAGGTGACGGGGCAAATCACCGGTACGCAAATCACGGACGGCGCGATTTCGACACCCAAGATCGCTGTGGGTGCCGTGACCGCCTCGCAGATCGCAGCAGACACGATCACAGCCGCCAAGATCGCATCCGGCACGATTACAGCAACTGAGATTGCATCGGGCACCATTACCTCTGCCAAGATCGCGGCAGGCACGATCCAAGGATCCAACATCGCCGCAAACACGATCACCGCGTCACAGATAGCGGCCAGCACCATCACTGCCTCTGAGATTGCGACGGGTGCTGTTACAGCGGTCAAGATCGCCGCCGCGACAATCACGGGTGATAAGATTGCGGGCACGACGATCACCGGTGACAAGATCGCCGGCAATACGATTACTGCGGCCAAGATCGCCTCGGGAACTGTCACCGCCGCTGAGATCGCGGCGGGCACCATCACAGGCGACAAGATTTCCGCCAACACGATAACGAGCGCACTGATCGCGACGGCTGCGATCAACGCCGGGCAAATCGCTACGAATGCAATCACAACGGCCAAGATCAACGGACGCGCTGTCACTGAGCCGTCCACGTTCTTCGAGAACTACGGCGGCGGCACCAAGACGCCCGCGACAGCCACGGCATGGAACAACGCGACGTCTTTCATTGTGAACGTGCCGGATAGTGGCTCGCTTCTGATGATTGACTGCCATGTGAATTGGCTGCTGAACGGCGGGCCAACTGCTGGGTCGTGGGGGCTGCGTCTGCTGCTGAGCGGGTCGCCCTTTGACTCTCAGGGTGGTGCACATTTTCAGGAGCTTGTTCCGTTTCGGCGAACAATCTCAGTGGGGACTGGCAATCAGACAATCACGCTGGAATGCCAGCGCGGCTCGGGTGTGCCCTTCCTGATCCAGAACGTCCATTCCGTCGCCACGATCCTCAAGAGGTAACGCATGACCGTCAGCGCCAACATCTATAACCCGGCCACGGGTCAGATCACGGGCCACGTTGAGGCATCGGCAAGCACCATTGCCGCCAATGTCACGCCTGAGCGGGGCCTGTTTGTCGGTGCGCTGGCAGACACTGCGACACACTACATTGCGTCGGACCCGCTGCGCATCGAGGCGCGCCCGACGATCACGCCGCCTGCCACCACGCAAGACACCGGCTGGGTTTATGACCTGTCCCTGCTACCCGTCGGGAGCGCGGTAACAGTGCGCAACGAAGTGGGCGACGAGCTCGTCATCATGAACCTGTCGGAGCCTCTGACGCTGGTCGATGCAGGCGTGTACGCCCTCGCCGTCGCCCCGCCGTTTCCGTGGGTCGGGTTTGATGCAGAGGTGGAGGTAAGCGATGCCTGAGTTCCGCCAAAATACACCCCGCGCACAGGCCATCCGCGCCGCCCAAATCAAGGCGGACTGCAGGACCCTCATCCTCTCCGTGGCCGACTTGGAAACACAGAGCAACATCGCCCAGGCGGGCATCCTGTTCTCGACAGCCACCATCAACGGCGCGGCGCGCGCCGACGCGCTGGCACTCGCAGGCCTCATCGAGGGCGACCAGGAGCGCGCCGTTGCATGGACCGCGTGGCGCAAGGCGATGCAGGCGGAGAGCCGTCGCGCCATCGAGGACGGGGATGCACCCGTCTGGCCAGACGTACCAACCGGGGTCGCGGAATTCGCGGCCCGACACTGAAACCACGAACACCCAAACCAAAAGGAAACTGACATGTCGACCTTCTCCACCTACCTCGAAGCCGCCCTGCTCAATCACGTTTTTCGCAACACCCCGCTGCCCAGCCCCGAGGCGGTGTATCTGGCGCTCTTTACGGCCGCGCCCACTGACGCAGGCGGCGGCACTGAAGTGACCGGCAGCGGCTATGCCCGCGCGGCCGTGACCTTTGCCGCGCCCGCTGCCGATCCGGAGGATGGCACCCGACAGGCGGTGCTCAACGGCCCGGACGTCGTGTTTTCCTCGACCCACGATCCGGTGCAGAGCGTTGTTGCCGTCGCCTATTACGATGCGGCGACAGGGGGCAATTTTCTGAGCTGGTCGGCAATCCCCCCCGCCGATCTGGGCGTGGGCGCGGAGATCAAGTTCCCGGCGTCGAAACTCAAGGAATTCCTTTCCTGATGAACCGCGTCGCCTATGAGAGCAACGGCGGCCCGGTGGTGGATGGCGTTCGCGCCATCCACGCCTGGAACGCGGCTCTCATGGCGGCAATCGACCTGCTCGAAAAATACGAGCGCCCGAATGTGAGCCTCAAGACCTTAAGTTCGGACACGTTCGACGCGGGGCGGATGGATCTCGCGGCCTCACTCAAGCGGGATCTCCGCGCTCTCAAGCTGTGACATCACGTAAGGAAGCCCAAAGATGGCGCTGATCACCACGAATCTTAAAGCTCAGTTCGAGACAACCAACACGGTTGTCTCCCCGACGCTGTGGGTGGACGAAGTCGCCGGGATTGAGCTAGTCCAAGAACACCTTATGACTGCGCCAGTGTTGCGGACAGGCGAAGAGGGAACACCTACTGGAGCGAGTTATTTTCAGTTTGTCGGTAGCATTGACGGACTTGGGAATGACACCTTATACGACCACGATCTGCCAGACGGGGCGGAGCCTCGTACGATGTACATCGTTGCCCGTTATCCTAACCAAGTGAACGCCGGTAACTTCAACGGCGTGATGTATGGCAATCCCTCTACGCGCCAGGCATTCGGTATGGTGATGAGCGGCACTGAAAAAGTGCTCACCGACTTCTGGGCGGCCAGCTATGCGTCGGTCGATAGTTTCAACGATGACCTTTGGCATGTGCTAGCGGTCACTTTTGACGGGGAAGATGTTGAAGGGTTCATCGACAACGTGAACCTGATGGGCGGCACCCCGGCCACGCTCAACACGGTACTGGAACGCCTCTATATCAATTACAAACTCAGCAACAACAGCGGTGCCTTCATGGATTGTGCCGCTGTTTTGATCTATGCCGGGGCGCATAATCCGGCGCAGTTGGCTGAGACGAACGCCTATCTTCGCAACAAGTATATCGAGGAAATCCCTAGTGGCGGTGGGACGGTTGTTTCTGAGCGCGCCGCATCGAGTGGCGGCACCTCGGGTCTGAACGCCGCTCCTGTCTCCGTGCTCTCACGAACCGCATCGAACGGCGGCACATCGGGAGCTACGGCGGCCCCCGTTATCGTGCAGGGCCGCGCTGCGACCTCCGGCGGAACATCTGGTGCCGACGCGGCAGCCACTCTCGTCTCGGGTCGCGCTGGCGCATCCGGCGGCACCTCTGGCGCGTCTGCAAGCCCTGTCCGGATCGCCACGCGCAGCGCACCGGGCGGCGGCGCGTCGGGCTCGCCTGCGGCCCCTGTGCAGGTCGCGCTGCGCGGGGCATCAAGCGGCGGCGCGTCGGGATCCGAGGCCTTGCCCCAGGCGGGCACTCAAACAAGCCGCGGCGCCACGTCAGGAGGCGCATCTGGGTCTGAGGCTATGGCGGTCCGTGTGCAGACGCGCAGCGCCTCCAGCGGCGGGGTCTCTGGCACCGGGGCCATGGCCGTGCATGTCAGCGTCAAGGCGGCGGCGTCAGGAGGGCTGTCAGGGGCAGAGGCCATACCCGCCGCAGTCACACTGCGCGCGGCCAACGCTGGCGGTGTGTCCGGCCTCACAGCCGAACCCACGCTGATCGCGGCCCGGTCTGCGGTCTCGGGAGGCACATCCGGGTCAGAGGCCGCACCCGCTGACACAAGCCGGGTGGTGGATTTCAGGGCAACGGCGCTCTGGGATGAACCACGCTTTACCGCTCTTTGGGATGAGCCACGTTTTGTGGCCGAATGGAGAGACTGATGGACGAGATGAAGACCTTCGAGAAAAACACCTATTCCGCCGTCATCACCTTTCTCAGGAAGGACAGCACCGCGCCCGATCTCAGCGGGGCCGCTGTAGAGGCATGGGCGCTCGGCGCTGGCCCCACCATCCCCTTGGGGGTGAGTGTCCTGGACGGCATGGCCGGCGTGGTGCGCGTGTTCTGGCCTGCGGAGACATTTGCGGCGGGGCTCTACGAGGTCCAGCTGCGCGCCTCGAAAGGCGGCAAGACGGAAACCTATGCGGCGCGCCTGACAGTCGCCCGGTCGATCTGAAGACATCCCCCAATGTGTGGGGATTACCCGGTGGCCGTGAGCGGCCGCCCTACAGGAGGCCCCGAGCGTGCTGGAGGGCACGCCCGGGCACGCGGGGCCAGTCACCAAACATACCCCCGCCGACCAGAAACACCTCATGGCCGCTCCCTGCCCCAAGGGGGCGGCGGGACTATGAGGCGATTCGATTTGGAAGGTCTAGAACTGCGTTGCTGCGCATGCAGCCGTTTGCTATTTAAATATCAGAGAGGGGCGCAAATATCCGGCGTCTCGATCAAATGCCCGCGCTGCCGGGCGATGAATATCCTGAGGCCAAGAGCCCTTCCCCAAACGCGCGATGCGCAGAGAGAAGGAGCCAAACTTGACCAGATCGACCACACTCCCGAAACCTGAGCTGCCGCCCGGTGCGCCGGGCCTGCCCAAAGGCGTCCGCTACCGGCGGCAATATGGCGTCATCGTCCTCCTCGAGGACGAGGTGGCTCAAATCAACGCCTTCGGCCGGTTGCGCCGCCAAGGCTTCAAATGCCGCGTGGTGGTCACATGAAGCTCGCCATCCACCACGCCAGCCCCATCCCGGATACCTACCGCGCCGCCCGGGTCTCCAGCCTCTTCAACGTCGAGGGCGACGCGGATTTCCGCATCGAGGTCGAGGCCGATCTGGCAGCACAGCCCTGGCAGATAGGCCTCATCGTCGGCCCCTCTGGCAGCGGGAAATCCTCGCTCGCCCGCGAAGCCTTCGGAGCGGAGCTTGACCCGCGCCCGTGGCCCGAGGGCGCGCTGATCGACGCGATTGACCCCGAGGGCGAATTCGACGCCGTCGCGGCCGCCCTCTCCGCCGTGGGCCTCGGCACGGTGCCCAGCTGGCTGCGCCCCTATCCCCACCTCTCCACCGGCGAGCAGTTCCGGGCCGAGCTCGCGCGCATTCTGGCCGAGCGGCCGAGCTTTGCCATTCTCGACGAGTTCACCTCGACCATTGACCGGCGCGTGGCCCAGATCGGGGCGGCAGCCTTTGCCAAGGCATGGCGGCGGGGCTCTGGCCAGTTCGTCGCCGTCACCTGTCACGAGGACGTCGTGTCCTGGTTGCAGCCCGATTGGGTGATCGACACCCGCCGGGCCGAGTTTCGCTGGAGGCGTCTTCGACGGGCACCCCGCATTGCCATGGACATTCACCAGACAGACGGCTCCTTCTGGCCCGCCTTTGAGCCGCATCACTACCTGAAGCTGCCCCGCATGATCGCGGCCAATTACTACGTGGGCTTCGTCGACGGCGCACCGGTGGCGCATCTGGCCGTCTCGACCCGGCCGGGGCTGGTCGAAGGCCGCGCCTGCCGCCTTGTCGTCATGCCTGAGTGGCAGGGCGCGGGGCTGGGGCTGCGCTTTCTCAACGAGGTTTGCGCGCTCTGGCGGCGCGGCGTGAACCGCTACGACAAACCGATGCCGATGCTGTTTCACACCTCGCATCCCGGCCTCGCCGCCGCCCTGCGCCGCGATCCCCTCTGGGCACAGGTTTCGGCCATCCTCTATGCCGAGGCCAAGGAACGCAGCATGAAGACCCTCGCCGCCGCCCGGGCACGCAAAGGCCTCAAACCCGCCGGGAGCGGCTACGGCGGGCATTTCCGCGCGGTGCAGGGCTTTCGGTATGTCGAGTGAGGGGGGTGTTAAAGGGGCGTTGAAACAGCCCCTCATGTTCCTTCCCAATGATCGGTGTCAGGCGGTAGCCGATCGAGATCAAACTCCCAGCTAGCCGACGCAGCACGAGCAGGAAGGGCGGAAAGCGGAAGTTCGCTATGGGTGCGAGGCCTGAAAACCATAGTTTCTAGGCGGATATTCATTTGGCCAATCTCTTATGCCTTCGTGTTGGGCCAGCGATTGGCCCTCGACTTGGACTTGATGAGCAATCAGTCGCGACGTTTTTCTGATGTGCAACGGTCAAATTTGGTTTAGGGTCCCCCGAAAAGGCAGCGGCGAATTCGACCAATGTACACAGATAGAACTCGCGACCACCACAAGGATGCGGCGATTGCTCGCCTTTTTTCGGCCGGCGTTGTTAGAGAACTTGCTGAAAAAGGCAGCTCTGCCAAGTTTAGCTCGTTGGTAAATCAAGCTGAACTATTCGAACTTCAAGAAGTTCGCACCGTCGGTGACGCGTTTGACTTTGGCTTCGCTCAATTACGCCGAAGTGGCCTCCGAAATGAATACATTTATCAGTCGGCTATAGTTCAAAACGTGCTCTTAGGTAAACATTCCCTGAAAACAGCCAGTATGGTGAGAGAGTTTCGAACTGGAGCTAGCAGAGCGGATGTTGTCATATTGAACGGCACATCTACAGTCTATGAGGTTAAATCCGAACGTGACAGTCTCCAGAGACTTGAGAAACAACTAGAAGACTACGCCGATATATTTGCTCGTACGTATGTAATTGCTTCAGAACGTCACATCAACGCGATAAAAGAGCTCGCGCCGCTTCACGTAGGCGTTATGTATCTGAAAAGATGGAATAGCATAAGCACAGTTAGAGAAGCCGTCGATCGGCCAGACGAAGTTAAACCACTCAGCATTCTGGGGGCTCTTCGAAGAACTGAGGCAATTCGTATTCTCAAACACATAGGCAAGCCTGTACCTTCCGTGCCAAACACTCAGATGTTTAGCGCGCTTTCAGAACTCTACGAACGCCTTGATCCAAGAGAAGTCCATGACGCAATGGTTCAGGTGCTCAGGCAGAGCCGAACACAACATTCTTTCCAGAGACTCGTCGAAGATCTACCTTTATCGTTGCATGCCGCCGCATTGATGTACAACTTAAGGCTAAGTGACGGGGCAAAACTGGTGCAAGCCATTAAAACTCCAATCGAACAATCAATATTTTGGAGTTAGGATGTTAAATGTACTTTCCATACTTTCGCGGTAAGCAATTTGAGCTCATCACTATTCGAGATACCGCAGAATTGCTGGCGAAGGCTGGTTTCATACCCATAATTGAACCCGTAAAAGAAGCACTGAAGGGGTTGACCCGTGCGCTTGACGCGGTTTGTGAAAGCGGTGGGCATGCGATCGTAATAGTGAATCCTCAACATGGAAGCTTAGCTGGAAATGGAGCCGCAATATCGACTTTTCTCAAGGAAGGCTATCTTGAGACCGACAACGTAAGCGCTGGCATCTTATTGACGGATACGATGACGGTAATAGATGCCATGACGCTTTTTGAAGCTCATACAAATCATAGGCCGTATTTTATTCACTCGGGCTTTCTGCAGGAAAACGGCCTCGCAGAAAAACTTGGGGACGAGCTCAGTCATACACGACATGTCTTCATCGAACAGGCTAGCCCTGTATTATACCGAAAGAAGTTCAGCAGTGCTTCTCGAGTGCTGCTTCGGGATGGATTCAACAAACAGCGGAATGCTAGTTATCCTGCTGTTGAGCTTTTTTCAGATTTGCATGTAACATTTAATTCCGAGTTGGGTTTGAATGGTTTTGGAGACTTCCTAACTGTCGGGGATGACTATAGTGAGACAGGTGGACCTGCTTATGCCGTCGCCATTCACATGACGTTCATTGATCCAGACAAAGACGATCAGATGTACGTGCGCCATTTTGTGTCAGATTCAAATAGCACTCCAACGGATCCTGCTGGAAAGTTCGCAGAAGCGCTCTCTAAGCTGGTCACGAAGTTCAATCACGGAACATCAAACCTGTTTCATGGTAAGGCTTTATCTGAGTTCCTAGAGTTGCATGCAAAACAACACTTTCCAGGGCTGGGTCAGGTTAAAAAACTTTCGATGATCCATCACATTGAGACACTGGCAGACTATTTTTCTGAGGCGAATTGATGCCAAATAAATGCTGCCCAAACTGTTTTGGGGACCGTGGACTCGAAAAACACCTGTTTCAATTTCTGGCTACAGAATTGGCGAAAGGGGATTGTAATTATTGCGGAGACCCTTCGGACAAACTTGTTGAACCGTCGGAGCTTTCTGATGTTTTTGAGCTGCTAGTCGAATCTTATGAAGAAGCTGAAGGCGGTGTAAGTCTTGTGGCAAACTTCAAAAAGGACTGGGGGCTTTTCTCTCATGCCAAAATGGACGAAGCACACGCCAAAGAACTACTTTCCGATATTTTAGATGATGGAGAGATCGTTCGAAAGTCGTTTAGACCCTTGACCGCGCCGGATGACTCTAAGGTCGGTGATTGGCTTGAACTTCGTCAAGAACTTCGCTTCAAGAATAGGTATTTTCTAGACGAAAAAATTAAGGAAGAACGGTTGAAGCTTTTGCTCGAGTTCTTGCTTTCAGCACCGCTAGAAAAGATCTGGTTTCGAGCCAGGATCTCGCCTGATAATCAGCCTTTCGATGCCCAATCGATGGGAGCGCCACCAAAAGGTTCCGCTTCCCACGGAAGAGCCAACCCCGCAGGCATTCCGTATCTCTATCTTGCATCTGATGAGAACACAGCGATTTCGGAAATACGCCCTCATACGGGTGAATTCGCGACCGTTGCAGAATTTGAGCTGCGTGAAGGACTTACAATCGTCGATTTACGATCACCTAAGACACTCGTCTCTCCTTTTATCTGTGGATCTTCCGATGAGATTGTTCAGCTTAGGGCAGACTTGCCGTTCCTAGAAAGTCTGGGCCACGAACTCACTCGTCCGGTGCTGCCCCGCAGCGCCGCAACTGACTACGTTCCAAGTCAATATCTCTGCGAGTTTATAAAGAAAAAAGGATTTGACGGTGTACTTTATACGAGTTCTGTGGGGACGGGAAAGAACTTGGCCCTCTTCGATACCGAAGCGGCAAATTGCATACGAGTATCCGTTTTTAGTGTCGCTAGCGTTGCAGTCACCGCTCATGAGTTTCGCACACAGGTTCGCCCGTTGGAGCGCGTTGAAAATTAGAAATAGATCTGGGGCGCGATAGGCTCGGTTTTACACTCTCGGCGAATGTCCGGTGTGACGTTCCGGGTCGCAGCATCTGGGTTGATCGACGAACGGTCGCTTTGGGCCGGACGTCACAGTCACCAATTTCTAAAAACCCCGTTGCTGTAAACTTCACTGTAATTCACTGCAAACTTCGCTGTCACGCTACAACAGTTGTAGGGTTACACTCTAGTTTACAGTCATGCCGGAAGACCCAGAATGAGGCGGGATGAAGCCGGATAGGTCAATGAAATAAGGCATATTTCTGCGCGGACGCGGGGCTGCGGTTGGCATGGGTGAAGTTTGCAGTAAAGTGCGAGAAGCGGGCGAAAACGGCGATGTTGGCGTTTTCGGGGCCACTGCGAACTGCGAAGCGCAAAATGTGCGAAACCCTATTGAAATATGGTTCAAACGGCTCTGAGAGGGGTGTTTAAGGGGGCATTTAACGGCCCCCGGCACGTCCGGAACTGGGACCAAGTCCGCCCAGTTCTAATTTGCCGTCCCACTTCCATGTTTCCGCTAATGAAATCAAATACATAGAGATTTCTGAAGTAGGATAAACGGAGAATAGAAGTGGGACGGTTTTTCTAGGCCTAAGGAACGCTAAAAGGTAGGTTCTTCAACGCGCATGAAGCTCACCGCGTTCACACGACCCGGCCCAGTCTGACGCAAATCCGTCGATCACTTCACGATAGACATCAGTTGGCATCGTGCCTCCCTTAACCATTATGGGGCGGCCATAGGCATCGCGGATAATCCGTTCATAAACTGAACGCTGCGACGCAGTACGAAAAACACTTGGGCTGGTGTATTCTTGTAAAGTCTCTTCGAGAGACACCAGCCCGTACTGGCTACTACCGATTGCAACGCGGGCCACGAGAAATACAAGTTGGCAGTCGCCCTCATAGTCTTGATGGCTAACTTGCGCCGACGCAGAGTACGGGGCGGCGGCCACAAACATCGCCGTAAGAGCGGCACGGCATAGAAGCGTTCGCACGTTGAAACCTCCAAGTTTATCGTTGTGGCCTACCACGCATGTGCCGGTCAGGCAATGTCGCCCAGGATACGACTTAGGGATCAACGGAATTGTGCAGGCGGGTTTTAAGCAGTTGCCGGATGTCCGGCAGCAGAGCCTCTAGCTCGTCGCCGTCCTCGGGATTTTCCATGCGCGAGAGCAGCTCGTTGTAGAACCATACGCCTTCCTTAAAATGCGTATCGCTAGGAAGGTCGAGGCCGAGATCGGCGTAGACCTTGCGGACTTCCGTTCCGCAGATCATCAGGATCATCGGATCGAGGCGCGCGCGCGTTGGCGGTGGCGGTTCGGCGGCGACGGGGTCGCCTTCGCCATAGAGAATGTAATCGGCTCGCAGGCCAAAGCGCCCTTGCAGCCGGATCAGGAAGTTGCGCGACGGTTCGCTCCGTCCGGCTTCGATATCACCAATATATCCTTGGCTCACCTCCATCGTAGAACCAAGGGCGCGTTGGGACAGCCCCTGCTTCTTTCTCCAGAGCGCAAGCCTTTTACCGGGATCCGCTGACATTCTGATAAAACCTATTGACATGAACGTATTTCACGTTCAAAACTAAGCTTGAACGTGAAATACGGTCATTTTGTGACCTACTAGGGAAAAAGCATATGACAGAAAAAGTCACAACAATCCAGCCGGGACCCGTCTTCTATGACGTGTTCCTAGGGTATCTGCGGGTGATCGGCACCAACCTGAAGGATTGGTGCGTGCCGCATGGGGTGACGCCGACCAATGCCAAGAGCGCTGCCACCGGCGGATGGAACGGGACCAAGGCCCGCGCCCTGCGCCAAAAGATGCTTGACGAGGTGGGCGAGGAGACCTTTGCGCGGCTCTATGCCGACCGCATGCGGCGGGAGGACGCCGCATGAGCGGTATCAAGCTAGGCCGTGGCATGCGTGGGCGACTACGCGAAGTGCGCGACCCCGAACGCAACCTTCCTCCGGGCAGCGGCCTTGCTATCGCTATGATGCTCGCGTTCGTCTTCTGGGCCGTGGTCGCTTTCGGCCTGTCCTATGGGGTGCTGAGCCGAGACGCCGCCCCTGAAACACCCCCTTCAACACAGGATTAATGCGATGCGGATTTCCGATCTGATCCCCGACGCGGGCCAGTTGCAGGCCGAGATCGCGGCCATCCCGCAAGTGCAGCGTGTGGCGCTGGCCTTGCAGCTGGTACGCGACATCGACGAGCCCTGCTGTGCGCTGCCGTTGATGCGCCTGAGCCGCTTGGCAGAGGATCATCACCTGTCGATCCGCAAGGAAGCGTTCATGCGGGAAAATGACCTGCGGAGGGTGCATCGTTGAAACCCCTGTTCAAACCCGTTTCCAAGATCCGCGCGCGTGCTGGCCTGTGCGCTGCGCGGTACCTGCGCCCCGGCTGTGCCCAGTCTGCTTGCTCCGGCCGGGGTGCTTTTTCTGTCATCGGCGATGTGGTGGGAGTGCTGGCGCTGTTCGTCCTGCTCTTCGGCGTCGCGTGCTTTGGAGGGTGATCGCATGAGCCTGCATGTTCAAAAAACGGGCCGCGGCTACGCCGTTTTCGACGGCAAGGAGCGCGTGTCCGGCACGTTCAGCAACCGCGATATCGCCCTGCGCGCCCAAGACCGGATGGACGTCGAGGCGGTTAAGTCACAGCACGCCCGCAACCGTCCTTGCCTCACCTGCGGCACCGAGTTCTGGTCGACGGGGCTGGGGCACCGCATGTGTGGCAACTGCCGTTCCGGTTGCGCCGGGCTCGATGCTCAGATGCTGGGCTGCTGATGCACCACGCGCCGCTCACCTCGCCCCGCCTGCAACGGGTTCTGGCCGTCCTCAAGGACGGTCGCCCGCATACCACGCGCGAGATCGTGCGCCGGGCGCATGTGGTGGCGGTGAACAGTTGCATTTCTGAACTGCGCGCGAACGGGGCGGAAATCCTCTGCACCCGCGAACGGAAAGGCGACCGGCTGATCTGCCGGTACACAATGACGAAGGCCCCAGAATGACCAAAACAGACAAATTGCACAAATTTGACAATCTCGCTCAGCTTGCCTTGGAAAAGGCCAATGCGATCAGGTTCGTTGCGCGCCAGCTGGCGAACGGGGACCCCTTGTACATGGCCCTCCCAGACGTGCCGGTTTTCCTGATCAAGAGCGATATCGAAGCGCTTAAGGGGATACTAGAGGCCCTCGAAAAGGCGCTCGACAATGAGTGAAATGCGCCTGATCGAGACACGGGAGATGGCTGTTGCTGAAATCGTCATAGAGGACCGGCTGCGTCCTGTAGACGAGGTTGGTATCTCGGCCATCCTCATGACAATCGACGAAGGTGGCTCTACCACCGATCCGATTGATGTGCGCCGCGTACGACGCAAAGGCACCGTAGTCTATCGCCTTATTGACGGCGCGCATCGGATTGAGGTCGCAAAGCGGCTCGGGAACGTCACGATCCTTGCGTCTGTCTACGACGGGACGGACGCCGATGCCCGCCTTATGGAGATCGAGCGCAATCTGGCCCGTGCTGAGATGAAGCCGATAGATCGCGCGGTCTTTCTGCTGGAGTACAAAGAGGCGTACGAAAAGAAGCACCCCGAAGCCCGCGCGGCGATTGGTGAGGCTCTTGTTGCCAAGCGGTGGGATACGACGGGCACGATGCCCGTCGTATCTTTCGCCGTGAAAGTCGGGCAAATGACGGGACAGGATGAGAGCACGGTTCGGCGTCAGATCAGGGCTGTGAAGGCTCTGGAGGCGGATGAAGTTCGTGCAATCCAGTTGGCACCCCAATACCTCGGATACAAGGATATAGCAGAAATCGGCAAGATTTCTGATCCTGGAGAACGTAGCGAAGTCATGAAGGCGCTCTCTTCCGGGGAGGCAAAGACAGTCAACGCTGCCCGTAAGGCTTACCGTGTTGCACGGGGCGAAGCCCCGGCCCCGGCAAGTCCCAAGGACGCAACCCTGTCACGCCTCTTGGACGCATGGGACCGCGCGGGCAAGCGCGAGCGCATGGCGTTTCTGGAGGAGCGCGGCGCGGAGGTTGCGACGCTGTTCGGGGAACTTGACCAAGGGGATGCAGCATGACAGGCCCGGCCCCTGCGCAGGAATGGTGGAGCGCGGCAGAGCTGGCGGAGGCCGGGCTTCCGGATCTCCCGAGCACAAAGCGCAAGATCAACGAACTGGCACAGCGTGATGGCTGGGCGCGACACGCGGGGAAGGCCCGGCGGCGCAAGGGGGTAGGCGGCGGCATCGAATATCACTGGAGCGTTCTGCCATTGCGCGCCCGCATGCGGCTAAGTTCCAGCCTGGTCAAAACCGCACCCGTTCAGCAGGGGCAAGACGCGGCATGGGATCGATATGCGGCGGCGGGTGACAAGGCCCGCGCTGAAGCCGAGGCGCGGCTGGCAGCCATCGCCGAGGTCGAGTTACTGGAAGGGGCCGGGCTGACACGGTCGGCGGCGGTGCGGGAGGTCGCACGCAAGTCGGGACGCGCCGAGAAATCGCTCTGGAATTATCTCTCGCACATCGAGGGCGTCGCACGCGCCGACCGGCTGGCCTATCTGATCGACGGGCGGGCGTTGCGGCGGGCACAAGGATCCCGACTGGATACAGACCCGGCCTTTCTGGCGCTCGTGCGCAGTGACTGGCTGCGCCCGTCCCAGCCCTCTCTCACAAGCTGCTATGACCGTGCAGTGCGCGTCTGGACGTCCGAGCGACGCAACAGTGTCGTGCCGCCGCTGCATCAGGTGCGGCGCTGGCTCAAGTCCAGCGTATCGGCCCCCACTGAAATCTACTTGCGCAGGGGCGAAGAGGCATTGCGCCGCCTCTATCCCGCGCAGGTCCGCAGCAAGGCATTCATGACCCCGCTCGAATGCGTGCAGGGCGACTATCACAAGTTCGACGTCTTCGTGGACTGGCCCGGCTACGACAAGCCCGTGCGCCCGCAGATGATGGTCTGGTCGGACGTCTATTCCGGCAAACTCTTGGCGTGGCGACTATCCCCGACGGCCAACAGCCACACCGTGCAGCTGGTGACCGGCGATCTGATCCGGACCTATGGCATCCCGCAGTCGGTTCTGATCGACAACGGCCGGGAATTCGCCGCCAAGGCGATGACGGGCGGCACGCCGACCCGGTTTCGGTTCAAGATCACCGACGAAGATATCCCCGGCCTCCTTCCGCTCCTAGGTGTCGAAATCCATTGGGCCACGCCCTATTCGGGGCAATCCAAGCCCATCGAGCGCGCGTTTCGCGATCTCTGCGACCGGGTGGCCAAGCACCCGGCCTTTGACGGGGCCTATACCGGCAACAGACCGGAAGCCAAACCGGAGGACTATGGCTCCCGCGCCGTCCCGCTCGACGAGTTCCGCCTCGTATTGGAGGATGAGCTCGAGCATCACAACGCCCGGCCCGGGCGGCGCAGTGAAGTGGCCATGGGACGCTCGTTCAATGAGGTGTTCAACGCGGGCTATGCCAAGGCGACAGTCAAGCGCGCGACGGACGAACAGCTGCGCATGTGGCTCCTGCGCGCCGAGGGCGTGCGGGCCAAGACCGGAAACGGCGCGCTGAAGCTCTATGACACGGAATACTGGTCAGAGTGGATGTACCGGATCGCAGGCGAAAAGGTGGTTGCGCGGTTCGACGCGGATGATTTGGGAGCCGGGCTCGAGGTCTATGATCTCACGGGCCGCTATTTGGGCCATGCCGCCTGTCTCGAGGCCGCCAAATTCATCGACGTCGAAGCCGCACGCGACCATGCGCGCAAGCGCGGGGCGTGGGCGAAGGCACAGAAGGCCGAGGCCAAGGCTGCGCGCGAGTTGACGGCAGCCGAGGTGGCAGCGCGGGTGCGTGCGGCCTCTGGCCTCGCAGCCAGTGAACCCTTGCCAGAAGCGCAAGTTCATCAGCTGGTGACGCCGCACGCCGCCGCACCCAAGCGGCGTCGGCGCGCTCAAAGTGCCGAGGAGGTCGAGCATCTGGCCGAGATCGAGGCCCGCGTGATGCGGCTTGAGGAGCACCGCGTGCGGCCCGCCGAGCCCGCCGACGACGATCCCGAAATCATGTTCGCCCGCGCCCGCGTCCTTGAGCGCGCACAGGCGGACGGAGAGGCGCTGACACAGGCGCAGGCCGACTGGCTGGCCGACTATCAGCAGAGTTCAGACTATCGCGCCAAACTACGCATGGCGCGTCTCTTTGGCACCCAAGAATAAGAAGAAAAGGAGAGCAGAATGACACCCTCTATTGCGCCCCTGCGGAATGTCGCGGCGCTGATTGGCCTGGTCGAACGAGTTCAGACCCGCGCCTTTGGTCTGCCCGGCATGGCCACGTTCTACGGCCCCTCCGGCTGGGGCAAGACTACCGCCGTGACGGTCGCGGCCAACGAGTATCAGGCCCATGTTGTCCAGGTCAAAGACTGCTGGACACCGACGTATTTCGCGCAGGCAGTTTTGCGGGAGATTGGCCTTACGCCGGTGCGCGGCGTGCCCGCGATGGTGGACGCCATCGGCGCGCAGCTCGCCCGGACCGACCGGCCGCTCATCATCGATGACGCGCAATATCTCCTGCGCAAGCGGATGATCGAGCTTGCCCGCGACATCTACGAGAGCAGTCAGGCCCCGATTATTCTGGTCGGTGAGGAAAAGTTGCCGCAGGATTTGACCCGCTGGGAGAACATTCACAACCGGCAACTTGCATGGGAGCCCGCTCTTGCCTGCAATATCAGCGACGCGCAGAAGCTGGCCTCGATCTATGCGGCCGGCATCGACGTCGCGGACGATCTTCTGACCTCCATCGTTGACGCCTCGGGCGGCTCGATCCGTCGCGTGGCGATCAACCTCGCACGTGCCAAGGAACTCGCCCACGGGCGGGGTCGCCGGTTGGCGGATCTTGATCTATGGGGCAACCGGGTCTTCGAGACAGGCCAGCCTCCGGCAGTACGTCGCGTCGATGATTTCCGCCCGGCGGCGGCGCGTGGTCCGGATACGGTCGTGCCGCTTGGGCCGGGCGGAAAGGCGGTGCGCGCATGAGCGACCTCTTTGCGCAGATGTGGGCAGAGGTGAAAGGCCTCGAGGAGTTCGACTGGGCCGAGGTGGCCCGGCGCGGGTGCAGCCGCGAGACCGCCGTCCGCTATATCCGCCACTGGATGGACGCAGGCCAGATCCGCGTGACGCGGATCGCGCGTAATGGCAAGCGCTGGTATGCCCCGGCCCATATGCCCCAGCCCGGCCCACAGCCGGTTACAGGCGAGGCCACGCCCGAGGGCAACATGTGGCGGGCCATGCGCCATCTGCGCCATTTCAACCCGACCGATGTGGCGGCCCATGCCAATGCCGGGGGCGTCGAGGTCACTGTCGAGAAGGCCCGTGCCTATTGCCGCCAGCTACTGGCCTCCAACCACCTGAAGGTACGCCAGACGGCCATCCCCGGCCGTCGTGAGGCGCTCTACCAGATAATCGAGGATACTGGCCCACGTGCCCCCAAGCCCGTGCGATTGGCGGGCATCCTTGATCCCAACACGGGCGATTTCAGCCCGGCGAAAGGCGGTGCGGCATGAGCGCGCTGGACACCGCCCGCGAGTTCTGGGGCGAGGCCTTGCCCGACTGGGTGGCCGCTCTGGCCGAGGCCTGCGACCGGGATAGCCAGAACAAGGTGGCGCGGCGGATGGAGCGCAGTGCGTCGCTGGTCTCGAGCATCCTGCGCAACCGCTATCAGGCGGATACGAGCCTCGTTGAGGATCTCGTGCGCGGGCATTTCATGAAGGCGACCGTTGCCTGCCCCGTCCAGGGCGAAATCGGGCTACAGGTCTGCCGCAAATGGCGCGGCAAGGCGCGTCATTTCGAGAACGTCAACTCGCAGACCGTCACTATGTACCGCGCCTGCAACCGGTGCCCGGTCCACATGGGGGACGACGATGCAGAAGCATAGCCTCCTTCTTCCGGCGATGCTGGACATGGCGCGGCGTGGCAAGCGCCCCTGCGAGATCGCCGAGTTGACCGGCATGTCCCCCAATGCCGTCTCGTGTCGACTGAGCTACTGGCGCAAGCGCGGCGTGAACGTGGCACCCGCCCGTTCCGGCCCCCTGCCCGCACGCCGCAAGATTTGCGCCACGGGCGTGGCCGAGGATTTGCGCGACCTGCTCAAGGTGCACGCCGATCTGCGCGGCGTGACCGTGGGCGTGCTGGCGCGCGACATCCTCGACCGCGCCGCACGCGACAATCTGATCGACGCCGTTCTCGACGACAAGGAGACCGACGCATGAACGCCCCCGAACTCAACCGCTGGAGCCCCGACGAGATGCTGCGCCTTGCAGCCTCGGGAGTGGCCAAGGTGGACCTGCTTGGCCCGCGCGGCAGTACGCTCTGCTCGATGGACGAGATCGCCGCCATGGCCGCCGTCTGCGCGCTCCACGGCGTGGGTCCAAGCCTCCTTTCAACACCCCCTTCAACAGGAGAGTAAAATGTCTGAATTCACCCCCCGCCCGGTGCCGTCGGGCATCATCGAGGAGAACGGCCGCCGCAAGATGGTCGACGCCAAGGGCCGCGAGGTGCCGCTCGATCTCGTGCGCGCGCAAGACCAGCTGATGGATGAGCAGGTGCGCAAGATCGCCGGATATGCGCTGGCGCTGAGTGACCAGCTCAAGCGCTTCAAGGAGCACACCTTCGACGACATCTCGGACTTCGAGGCGATCCTCGCGCAAGAGTACGATACGACCGTGGGCGGGGCCAAAGGCAACAAGACGCTGTCCACCTATGACGGGCTCTATCAGGTGCAGGTGCAGGTACAGGACCGCGTTGACTTCGGCCCCGAGTTGCAGATCGCCAAGGGCCTGATCGACGAATGCCTCAATGAGTGGGCCGCCGACAGCCGCCCGGAAATTCAGGCCATCGTGACGCGCGCCTTCAACACCGACAAGGAAGGCCAGATCAACCGCGCCGAGATCTTCATGCTGCTGCGCCTCGACATCGCCGATGCCCGCTGGAACCGGGCGATGGACGCCATCCGCGACGCCATGCGCGTGGTTGGCAAGGCCACCTATGTGCGCGTGAAGCACCGCCCCAACACCGAAGCGCCATGGCAGACCGTGGTTCTCGATCTGGCGAAGGTGTGAGGGTATGAGCGCCGTTCTAATCATTGTGGCTGGGGTCGTCTTTCATCTGCTGGCGCTGATGGTCGCCGCATTGTGCGGCCAGCAGCTTGACAAGGGCGAGTTAGATAAGGCGAAGGCGACCTCCATTGCCGCGCCATTTTTCAGCCTGCTGGGCACGGCACTCGTCGTCTTGGCTCTTCAGTCGAGGTTCTGAGAGATGGACGACACCGTCAACAAGCTGCTTGCGGCAGCGGAACAAACCTCCAGCGCGTCCTTCGATTTGATCGAGGCCGCGCGCGAGGGCAAGATTTGCCCGGTCGGGAATATCAGGGGCGGCGACACCCTCGCGATTTTGGCCGACGCGATGCGGCTCCTGATCGAGGTGATGCCCGGCGAGGATGAAGACCGCGACCAGTTGCTCGGCGCGGTCACCCGTTACTTGGAGAGTTCGCTATGAGCCGTCCGAGCTATGAGCCTTTTACCGAGGAATGCCGCAACCCGGGCAGGGACGACAATTGGACCTGCCCGGGTTGCTATCACGATTTGGGAGACGTCAGCTGGGGCACCCATACCTGCCCTGAGTGCGAGCGCCGGATCGTGTGTTCAATCGAGGTGGAACCGGTCTGCGTCGCGACGTTGGCCAGCACAATAGAGGAATGAGCAATGACTTCTCAGGATGATAACTATCGGGTGACTGCAGAAGAGCTGCGCCAGTTCATCGAACGGTGGGAGCAGCTTGAATCTGAGAAGAAGGACCTCACGGAGCATCAAAAGGAGCTGATGGCAGAGGCCAAAGGGCGCGGTTACGACACCGCCGTGATGCGCAAGATCATCGCCCTGCGCAAGCGTGACATCAACGACGTCGCCGAGGAACAGGCGGTTCTCGAGATGTACGCGCAAGCGCTCGGGATGACACTGGCATGAACCGCGCGCTGCAACAGCTGATCTTCGTGGCCTGCCGCCAGTTGGGCCTCGACGACGAAGCCCGCCGCGACTTGCAGGTCAGCGTCACCGGCAAGGCGTCTTTGCGCGACATGAACGACGGCGAGTTGAAGCTGATCGTCAACCGGCTGAAGCAGGCCGGGTTCGAGGATCGTCCCCGCAACCCGCGCCACAAGCCCGCACCGCGTGCCGATCTGCGCATGATCCACGTCCTCTGGCGCAAGCTCGGACAGTCCGGCGCGCTGCGCGACCCCTCCCGCGCCGGGCTCAACAAGTTCATCCGGGCGCGGTTCGGGAGCGTCTGGGGATCGGTCCCGGCTGATGTCGACATGCTGCGCGCGTGGGAACAGATCGACGCCGTCATTCAGGCCCTCAAAACGTGGGGCCAGCGGCAGAACATCGACTTCGATTGGGAGGACCACCGCCGGTGAAAAAGCCACGCCACCCCGCCTCTGTCCATGCCGTGATCCGCTATCTCGAGCGGGTCAAAGGCGTGGATATCGACGCGCTCCGCCGCGAGATCGGGCGCGTTGTGGAGGAGGGCCTCGAGGCCGGTGCCTGCGGCGTGATCAGTGGCGGGTTCGTCTACAGGATCGAGGGCGGTTGCGTTGTGACCGTCACACGGCAGAACACGCCGCCTCCGGGGCGGCGGCGCAGGAAGGTGCCCCATGGAGAATGAACCTCTCTGGGTCGACGAGATGCGCGCCGATCTGGGCGATGCCCCGGTCGAGCGTTTCTTGCTCCGTGCAGGCGGCATGCGCCTCTATGTGCCCGGGACGCCAAAGACCAAAAGCCAGCTGACGGCGCTCGGAGGGCCGGATATTGCCAGATGGATTTCCGACCGCTACGCTGGTGACTACGTGGACGTGCCCTCCATCCGGGCGCAGACCCGAGACGGTCTGAGACAGGCCCTGCGCGACGCCCCGGACACGCCGGTCAATGAACTGGCCAACCGTTTCGGCGTGACCGCCCGCCGTGTTTTGCAGGTCAAGGCGGAGTTGGCACAGGAGGAAGAGCCCCCTCTTCTGGCCGTCATGCGAAGGGCTTCATCTGAATAAGCAGCGGCACCCCCTTTATCCTGACGGGAAAGGGGGCACCCATGCAAACAGTCCGAACCATTGCCGAAGAGATTGTCGCCCGTGAGGGCGGCTATGTGAATGACCCCGCCGACCCCGGCGGGGCGACCAATTTTGGCGTCACGATCCACACCATGCGCAGCCTCGGCCTTGATCTCGACCGGGACGGCGACGTGGACGTGGCCGATGTGCGCCTCATGACCCACGCCCGCGCCGTCGATATCTTCATCGAGCATTACTTCGTGCGGCCGCGCATCGCGGACCTTCCCGAAGTGCTGCACGCAAGCGTCTTCGACATGCAGGTCAATGCCGGGTCCAACGCCGTGAAAATCCTGCAGCGCCTTGCAACGGAGATGGGCTTTGCGGCGACGGCGGATGGCGCAATCGGTCCGGCCACCCTGCGCGCGGTGCGCGCCGCTCATGACGCGGCCCCAGATCACATCGCAGACGCCTACGCTGTCGCGCGGCGCAATTACTATTTCCGCCTCGCCGATGCGCGGCCCGCAAGCCGCAAGTTCGCGCGCTCCCGCGCTGGCGGCAAAGGCGGCTGGATCAGGCGCGCCGAGGAATTCATGTCGGCGCGCTACCGGATGACGGACGCGCAATTCAAGCAAAGGACAGCATCATGGGGTTAATCCGATTTCTGGGCGCGCTGTTTGGCGGCGGCCGCAATGTCATCGCCGAGACGGCAGAAGTTTTTAGGCCCAATGCCGAAAAGGCGGACGCAAGGGAGGCGTCGTTTCAGCAGGCGGCGCTGAGCCAGATGGCGGCCGAGTTCACCGGCGGACAAGGCGCGTGGGGCCAGTTTGTAGACGGTCTGAACCGCCTGCCGCGCCCGGCCATGGCCTTTGGCTGCATTTTTCTCTTCTGGTCTGCCATGTCGGACCCGATCTGGTTTGCGGAGCGGATGACCGGCCTCGCCCTTGTGCCCGAACCGCTCTGGGCGCTGATGGGGGCCATTGTTGCCTTCTACTTCGGCGCGCGCGAGCTTCACAAGTTCCGGGGTGTCTCGATGCAGAAGGAAGCCGCCAGGATCATCACGCAGGCACCTAAGGTGGCGAGCAACATCGCCCAATTGCGGGCGCTGCGTCACGATAGTCCTGGAGCAGCCGATACCGGTCCAGATGCTGAAGTCGCGTTGGCTTCAATCGAAGTGACGGACAATCCGGCAATTGATGACTGGAAGCGCGCGGCATGATGGATTGGGATATCTTCTGGAAGGCGACCGGCGTCATTTTCCCGATGCTGGTAGCTTTCTACACCTTCGTCGCCACGCGCCGCAAAGATCTCGACAAGGACCTGAAGGACGGGCGCGACCGCATGGACAGGCACGAAAGCCGGATCTCGCGGATTGAGCAGACGATCTCCAGCATGCCGGGCCGGGATGACATGCACGCGCTGCAGCTCGAACTGGTCAAGCAGACCGGAGCAATGGAGAAAATGGCAGCCGTGATGGAAGGCAACGCAAAAATCACTGAGCGGCTGGAGATCATCGTCACACGCCACGAACAACACCTGCTCGATGGAGGCAAGAAGTGAGCGATTATCAGACAACCCTCCGCAAGCACCGCCGTCTGGCGATCCTGCGGCATCTCGAGCAGGTCTCGGGCTACACCGCCAACGCCTCGATCCTGCGCGACGTCCTGAACGGCGTGGGTGTCGGTTCCACCTTCGACCAGGTCACGACTGAGCTGGCCTGGCTGCAGGAAGTCGGCATGGTGACGATGATCGATCACGGCGACTTTGTCATTGCCGAGGCGACCCGGCGCGGCATCGAGGTTGCGCGCGGTGAGGCGCCGCATCCGGACGTTCAGCGCCCAAGCGCGCGGAGGCTCTGACATGCCCCCGCCTCGCAAGGTCGAACTCTTGCCGCCGGAGCTACGCGCGCGGCTCCACGGCTGGTGGAAGGAAAAGGGCTTTCACGGCTACGAGGAGCTGACGGATGAGCTCAATTTCTGGCTGGAGGAAGAAGGCCTCGAGCTGCGCATCGGCAAGAGCGCCCTGCATGCCTACGGGCAGGAGTACGAGCAGTTCGTCAAGCTCCAGGACGAAGCCGGAGCCTGGGCACAACAATGGCTGGCCGACAATGACCTATCGGAAGAGGCCGACCGCCACCGCGTCCTCTTCCAGATGATGACCAGCGTCGCCTTCAAGGTGCTCAAATCGCAGATGGGCAAGGAGGGCGAGGACATCGACCCGCGCGAGCTGCATTTCCTCGGCAAGATGATGAAGGACATCATGTCGAGCGCCGGGATCCGCGAGCAGCTCTTGGTCAAGGAACGCGCCCGCATCGCCGCCGAGGAGCGGGCGAACGCCGTCGAGGCGCTGGACAGCGCCCGCGATGAGCTGGGGCTCTCGAGCGACGTCATCGGCAAGCTGCGCCGGGAGTTTCTGGGGGTGCGCGGTGGATGAATTGATACCGACAGCACTGGATGACCTCGCGGGAATACCGAACAAGGATCTGTCGACCGGTGGGAAAGTGATGGTGGGTGACCACAACTGGCGTCGCGCCCCATTGTCCCACCGCGTGCGAATATTTCTGTTCGGGCGCAGGGAGCGCATCACGCATCTGGGCGTGCACTGCACCATCGCGTGGTGGCGGGAGCAGCCCTATCTGATCTGGATTGCCGAGGCGCGTCCATGATCCGCGCCATTGAATTCCCCAACCCGGCTGAGTTCCGCCGCCAAAAACTGCCGGGCAGTTTCCACATCGATCTGACCCAAGGCGGCCCGGACGGCGCGGCCCTCTGGTTTTACTGCCCCTGCGGCTGCGACGGTCCGTCCCGGATCATTATCGGCCTGCGCGGCAAGCCCGCGTCTACCCCGAGCTGGGATTGGAACGGGTCCATGTCCGAGCCGACGCTCACGCCGTCGGTCAATCAACTGCGTTGCGGCTGGCACGGCTGGCTGCGCGACGGCTACTGGGAGGTTGCATAATGTCTGAACTGGTTTTCATCTGGGCTGTTTATCTGCTGGCGCAATTCGCCGACGTGGCGTCCACGCGCGCCGCCCTGCGCGGCGGGCTGGTCGAGGCCAACCCGCTCATGGCCCGCCTCATGGGCCTGACGGGCAATTGGTGGGCCGTCAAGCTCGGCGTGGCACTCGCTGCTGGCATTCTGCTGACGTGGCTGGGTCAAGAGCGCTGGATCATGCTGCTCGCCGCGATCACCGGCGGCGTGGCCGTGAACAACTGGCGGCTGGTCCGCAAGCATCGGGAGCGGCGCTGATGGCCACACCCGCCCAAATCGCCAACGACATGGCCGCGCATGCCAAATACTGGGCCGGGCGTGATTGTAACATAGAGCGCGTTTGCCGCGACGCGGCGTGGGTGATCCGTTCGATGCTGGAGGGACCAAAGGTAGACGGCCGCACGTACGGCGGCGTTCATCGGCGGCTCTTGAGATTGGAAATGGGTCCGGGCTGGAGGGTCAAAGGCTATCCGGACCTTGTCCGTGCAAGGCTTTGTATAGAACGCCTGCGCCGGGAGGCGCGTTGTTGATGGCCTATCGATGGAAAAGACCGGACGGCAAAACCGGCAGCTGGGTTTCGACGGAGGATGCCGCAATTCAGGACGCGGTGCAGAAGAAAAGCTCAGGTCCGGGCCTCAAGGTTACGTTCGACCTTACCATTGCTCGGCTGCTCTTCAAATCGCTCGCCCGCAACGGTTGGAGTATAGAGGAGGGTAACCCGTGACAGCCCCCGTCCTCACCCGCGACCCGGACGCGCTCCCCGAGGAGTTGCCGCGCGGCTCGGAAATCCCCGAGAGCCTCGATCCGCTGGCCGACGGCATCCTGATGGCGCATCAACGCTCCTGGTTGGCCGACGAGAGCGACCTCAAGGTTTGCGAGAAGGGCCGCCGCACCGGCATCACCTTTGCCGAGATGCTGGGCTGTGCGCTCATTGCCGCCGCCGCGCGCGGCGCGGGCGGGCAGAACTGCTTTTACATCGGCGACACCAAGGACAAGGGCCGCGAGGCCATTGGCTATGTGGCGCATTTCGCGCGGGTGATTGCCGGGGCGGCCCACCCCATCGAGGAGTTTCTCTTCGAGGATCAACAGCCCGATGGCACCACCAAGTTCATCAACGCCTACCGGGTGCGCTTTGCCTCCGGGTTCCGGGTTGAGGCGCTGAGTTCCAACCCGGCCAACATCCGGGGTCTTCAGGGCACCGTGGTGATCGACGAGGCGGCCTTCCACAAGGATGTGCGCGAGGTGATCGACGCCGTCAACGCGATGCTGATCTGGGGCGGCAAGGTCCGGATCATCTCGACCCACAACGGCTATCTTAACGCCTTCAACGAACTGATCCGCGAAGCGCGCTCCGGCAAGAACGGCTTCAAGGTGCATCGCTACACCTTCGGCGATGCCGTCACCAACGGGCTTTATAAGCGCGTCTGCATGATGCAGGGCAAGGTCTGGGGTGCCGCGGCCGAAGCGGACTGGGAGAGCACCATCCGCCGCTCCTACGGCGCGCGCGAGGCCGCCATGCGTCAGGAGCTCGATGCGGAGCCCGCCGAGATGCAGGGCGCGGCCCTCACCCGCGTGCAGATCGAGGCTTGCATGGCGCAGGGCATCCCGTTCCATCGCTGGACGCAGCCCGACAGCTTCAAAAACGCCGATGAGGCCGTGCGCAAGGCCGCCGCTTTAACATGGTGTAGAACCCACCTTGAACCGGTGCTTGAAACCCTCGATCGCACCCGGCCGCATTTCATGGGCGAGGACTTTGCGCGCTCGGGCGACGCGACCGACATCATCATCCTCGAACAGGGCGTCGATCTCACCCGGCGCACCAAGCTCATCGTCGAGCTGCGCAATATCCCCTTTGACCAGCAGCGCGACGTGCTCTTCTGGCTGCTCGACCGCCTGCCCAACTTCCAAAAAGGGGCGATGGACCGCACCGGCAATGGCGCCTACCTCGCCGAGGTCGCAGCCCAACGCTATGGGTCGCGCATTGTCGAGGTGGCTTTCACGCGGCAATGGTACGAGCTCGAGATGCCTCCCTATATCGAGGCCTTCTCGGATCGCACCATCGTGCTGCCCGCCCATGAGGACGTGCTGCGCGATCACCAGGCGCTGCAATACACGGGCGGCATCATCCGCGTGCCGGAGAACTTTCGCTTCAAAGGCTCGGACGGTCTCGACCGCCACGGCGACAGCGCCATCGCGAGCGCGCTCGCCTGGTACGCCAGCAATCAGGACGTGGTGCCGATGGAATATCAATCGACCGGGCGGCGCGCCACGTCCGGTGCGGATGACTTCACAGGCACCATGGGTGGCCGACGCATGGGCTTTGCCCGGGGCGGCGGCGGTTTGGATTTCGGAGGGTTCGGAGATGGCTAGGAAGACCAGCACGATGCGACTGCGGTCAGTGCGGATGCGCAACCCGATGGAGCTTTCGGGCATCCAGAACGGTCGTGACATCACCCGGCCGTGGATCGGCCCGCTGCTCGAGCCGACCGATCCGATCCTGCGCACGCGCGGCGGCGGCAGCTTTGATATCTACAAACCGATCCTGACCGATCCGCAGGTCAAATCGGTGATGACGCAGCGCATCTCGGCCGTGACCAGCCGGGAATGGGAAGTGGTGCCGGGCGAGGACACGGTGGCAGGCAAACGCGCGGCCGACTGGCTGCGGGACGAGCTTTCGGCCATGAAGTTCGACCGCCTGACCGAGAAGATGCTCTGGGGGCTCTTCTATGGGTATTCCGTCGCCGAGCAGATGTATCGGCGCGACGGGCAAATCTGGGGCTGGGAGGAGATCCGCGTGCGCGACCGTGTCAGGTTTCGCTTTGACGAGGACTGCGGCTTGCGCCTGCTGACCATGTCGAACATGCTTATGGGCGAGGAGATGCCGCCCGAGAAGTTCTGGGTCTTCTCGACCGGGGCGGATCACGACGACGAGCCCTATGGCCTCGGCCTCGCGCATTGGCTCTATTGGCCGGTCTGGTTCAAACGCAACGGCCTCAAGCTCTGGCTGATCGCCCTCGACAAGTTCGGCATGCCGACCGGACGGGGCAAGTATCCGGCGCAAGCCACAGAAGAGGAGAAGAAGACGCTGCTCGAGGCCGTAATGGCAATCCGCTCCGAGGCGGGGATCATCATTCCCGAAGGCATGGATATCGATCTGCTGTCGGCACCGTCAGGGTCCAGTTCACTCGATTACCAGAAGCTGCACGACGCGATGGACGCCGCCATCTCGAAGATCGTTCTGTCGCAAACCATGACGACGGACGACGGCTCCAGCCGCTCTCAGGCCGAGGTGCATGACGGCGTCGGTGATGCCGTTAAGAAGTCCGATGCGGATCTGGTCTGTCAATCCTTCAACGAGGGACCGGTGGCGCAGCTCTCCGCGTTCAACTTCCCGGGCGTTGTGCCCCCAAAGGTGTGGCGCAAGATGGAGGACCCGGAAGACACCACCGCCGCCGTGGACCGCGACGAGAAGCTGCATCGCATGGGCTGGCGCATGTCCGAGGACCGCGTACAGGAGACCTATGGCGATGGGTATGAGCGTGCCGCACCTCCGGACACCCCCCCGCCGGGTGAGGAGGCCGCACCGGAGGCCGGTTTCGCCGAGCATCGCCACGATAGCGCACTCGATGCGCTTGCGGCCGAGATTATCGCCGAGGGACATGCCGAGGCGGCCGTCGAGCCGCTATTCGCAGATATCGCGTCCCTTCTGGGCAGCATCGCACCGGGCACCACGCTTGAGGCGCTGCGCGCCCGTATCGACGCCTTGGCGGCCGCACCGAGCGACGGACAAGCGATGACTGACCTCTTGACTGAGGCCAGTTTCGCCGCGCGTCTGGCGGGTGAGCTGGGGGCCGTGGTGGATGACAGCGAGGCGGCGGACGGGTCGGACACCCTGCCCGGCTCCGTGGCCCCATGATCGACCTGCAGCGCCTGCGCCCCGAGGATGCGCTGTCCTTCTTTCGCTCCAAGGGCCTCGCCCCGCCCGATGCGCGGTTCGATTTCCGCGACGTCTGGCGCAATGAGCACGCGAGCAATTTCGTTGTCGCCAAGGCGATGCGGACTGACGTGCTCGAGACGATCCGGGGCGCGCTCGACCGTGCGCTGGCCAACGGCGGCACGCTGGGCAGCTTCATGGATGACCTCGAGCCCGAGTTGAAACGGCTCGGCTGGTGGGGCAGCGGCACGGAGCGCGACCCCCTGACCGGCGAGTTGAAGAACGTCCGGCTTGACTCGCCGCGCCGCCTGCGGGTGATCTTCGACGCCAATATGCGCGCGGCCCATGCTGCGGGCAAATGGGCGCGCATTCAGCGCACCAAGGCGGCCTTCCCCTTCCTGCGCTACGTCCAGATCCAGCGCGACACCAAGCGCGAGGACCACGCGCGCTATCACGACCTGATCCTGCCCGTCGATCACCCGGCATGGCTTCGCATCTTTCCCCCCAACGGCTGGCGGTGCGGCTGCACCGTTCAGCAACTCTCGCAGGGCATGCTAGAGCGGCGCGGCCTCAAGGTGACAGAGGATTTCGAGCTGGAGGAGCGCGGGGTGCTGAACCGTCGCACCGGTGAGATCGAACCCACGGCACTCGGGGTCGATCCCGCGTGGGATGGCAACCCGGGTCAGGCGTGGCTTGACCTCGGGGCGCGCCACGCAGGCGTATCGGCCGGGCTTTCCGCCCCGGCGGCGGCGACCGAGCTTGGCTTTGTCATGCGCGCCCGGCTCATGGGCCTGGGCGATGGGCGGGAGCATCTTGGCGCATTCGATCTGAGGACCGGCGAGGAAATCGACTGGAGCGTGGGCAAGCCGAAGCGCGTCAAACTGACCCCCTCCATAATCCAGCGGCTGGAGAGCGGCACGGCCGTCGGCCTCGTGCACAATCACCCCAGTTCCGCGCCGCTCAGCCCGGATGACATGGCGGTTATGTTCCAGCGCCAAGTTCGATCAATCATCGCCGTTGGTCACGACGGCTCACTCTACCGGGCACAGATGCTGAGACTTAGCCGTGGCGACATGCGCGAGCTTTCGGAGGTGGCGGCAGAACTCATTGACGAGTTGGCCCCGGCCTTGACCAATACAGAGCGCGACCATGCGGTGCGCCTCGCGGTCCTCGACGTCTTGCAGTCTCAGGGCCTGATCTTATATCAAGAGAGCCTTGGCGCGCAGTCGCGAGCAATCCGGCAGCGCATAGAAGAGTCCGCCCGGGGTGTTGCCGCTGCCATTGTCAGGGCCATGAACGGAGATCCGTGATGCGAACGTTGCTGGTTGAGCCGCCCGACGAATGGAGCCGCGAGGCTTATGAGGCCGCATTGCGCGAAGCGGAAGCATTGCCTGACGACGATCCGGACAAGGAAGAGCTGGTCGCGGTCCGCCGCGAAGATCTGTTTGGGTATTTCGACCGCCCTAAGAGGACGCCCGAAGAGCGCCGTGCGATCCTGCGCGCATTCCTTGTCGATCCGGCCTCCTGAGGCGATTTCGGGCAAATTGGCCTTGCGAGCGCACCTGCAACCGAGGCCGCGCCACGGAATACCCCGTCAGAGCGCCATTAAATACCCATTGAATACCCCCCTCGGCCCTGCGGGCCACCTTCCCCCGCCGTCAGGGGGGAGGCCATTCTGGGGGCCTCTCAGGGCCTCTTGGCATTCCGGCCTTGCCGGATGCCCGGTTGGGCGGATAGTGTGGCCACAAGGGGACCCTGCCAAAACCTCGCCTCCCCTGAAGCCCTTCATCTGATATGGCACCCGCGCCCGGCCTAGTGTCGGTCGCATGACAAAACCGCTTCACATCTTCCGCGCTGGCCGCCACACCGCCCAATCCGGGCAGAGCTTCGAATTTTCCGAGGCTGAGGTTGAGGGCATCGCCGCTGCCTATGATCCCGCCCTCCACGAGGCCCCCATTGTCGTGGGCCATCCCCGCACCGATGCCCCGGCCTATGGCTGGGTGAAATCCCTGCGCGCCGAAGGGGCCGAGCTTTTCGCCGAGCCTGACCAGGTCGAGCCTGCCTTCGCCGAGATGGTGCGCGCCGGACGCTTCAAGCGGATCAGCGCCTCTTTCTATCCCCCCAAGGCCGCCGCTAACCCGACCCCCGGCATCTATTACCTCAAGCATGTGGGCTTTCTGGGTGCTCAGCCCCCCGCCGTGAAAGGCCTCAAGGCGGCCGAGTTCTCTGAGGACGCCGAGGCCGTGACCCTTGAGATCGCCTTCTCGGAAGAAGACGCGCCTGTCGCCAGTTTCGGCGATGCCCTGAAAGGCGCGATCTCCGCCGTCCTGTCCTGGGCACGCACGCCCGCAGGCCAGGAGGCACTCCGCGACGCCGCAGGCGCGCCCGAGACCGAGCCCGCCCCATTCGCCGAAACCCAAGAAGGAGACCCCGATATGTCCGGCACGGACAAGCCAACCCCCGAAGACCGCCAAGCCGCGCTCGATGCGCGCGAGGCCGAGATTGCCGCCAAGGAGGCGGCCTTCGCCGAAGGTACGCGCGCCGCACGCCGCGCCGAAGACGCGGCCCTCCTCGACGCCCTTGCCAAGGACGGGCGCATCGCCCCCGGCCTCAAGGATGAGATGGCCGCGTTCATGGAAAACCTCGACGCGACGGACGAGGTGTCTTTTGCCGAAGGCAAGACCGCCAGCCAGCGCGACTGGTTCCGCGACCTGCTCTCAAAACGGGCCAAGCCGCTGATCGATTTCAGCGAGCGGGCGGGTGGTGACGCCCTGCCACAGGTCAAGGGAGCGGACGACATCACCGCAGCGGCCAAGCGGCTGATCAAGGACGCCGAGGCCGAAGGCCGAACGCTGAGCTTTGCGGAGGCGGCCCGGCAGATCGAAGAAACCATGGAGAGCGACGATGCCTAATCCCGGTATGTTCATCAAATCCTACACCGCCGAGGCGGCGGTGCCCGGCCGCCGGATCGTCAAATTCGGCGCGGGCGGCGGCATCCTTGTGGCCGCCTCCGCGACCAATCTCGCGATTGGCATCTCGGACCAACTGGATGCGGCCATTGGCCAGACAGCGGACGTGATCATGTCCGGCTCCGGAGAGCTCAAGCTCGCGGGCACAGTCGCCGCAGGTGCGCCCGTCGCCTCGAACGCCTCGGGCCTCGGTGTGGCCGCAGTGGCCGGAGCCGGAAACATCGCCATCGGCTACGCGCTGCAGGCGGGCGTCGCTGGCGACATCATCGACGTGGCCATCGCCCGTCACTCTGTCACCTGATCTTTAGGAGCGCTGATCCATGAGCACCCCCACCCCCTTTGTCGTCGATCCGGTCCTGACCGCCATCGCCGTCAATTTCCGCAACCCCGACATCTCGTTCATTGCCGACGAGGTCATGCCGCGCGTGCCGGTCATGGCTACGGATTTCAAATGGACCTATTTCCCGCCTGAGCAGATGTTCACGGTGCCCGACACGGAAGTCGGCCGCAAAGGTCTGGTCCAACAGGTTGAGTTCACCGGCGAAGAGCGCACCTCTTCGGTCAAGGACTACGGTCTCGACGACGTGGTGCCGCAGCGCGACATCGATGCCGCCCGCGCCCTGCGCGCCGCTGGCAATTCGGCTTTCGATCCCGAGGCGCGCGCCGTCGAGGGTCTGGCCCATCTGATCCAGCTCGACCGCGAAAAGCGCGTGGCCGCCATGGTGCAGGACGCGGCCAACTATGACGCGGACAAAAAAGTGGTGCTCTCGGGCGCGGGCCAGTTCAGCGATCCCACGTCCGATCCCATCGGCGTGATCTCTGCCGCCCTTGATGCCACCTTCATCATGCGCCCCAACGTGGCCGCGATGGGGCGTAAGGCCTGGACGGCGCTCTCGACCCATCCCGATATCCTGAAGGCCATCAACCGGACCTCGGGCGACAAGGGCCGCGCCGGCCGCGAGGCGGTGGCGGAGCTTTTCGAACTCTCTCAGATCCTCGTGGGCGACAGCTATATCAACTCGGCCCGCAAGGGTCAGACGGCTGCCTTCGAGAAGGTCTGGGGCGGCAATATCGCCCTGATCCATCGCAACACTCAGGCCGGTCCGGACGGCACCGCCCCCGCATGGGGCTGGACGGCGCAGTTCGACGGGCGCGTCTCGGGGCGCTTCTTTGACCCCAAGGTCGGCCTCAAAGGTTCCACCACGCTCCGCGTAGGCGAGCAGGTCCGCGAAGTCATCGCGGCTCCGGCCACCGGCTATCTGATCGAGGATGCGGCATGAGCTATCTCATCAAACGCACCGTGATCGCAGCCAAGCGGCTGGAGGCGGGAACGACCGTCCCCGCGCAAAAAATCGGCGGGGAGGCGCAGATTGCGCGCCTTCTCGCCCTGGGCGCAATCGAAGAGGCCGGGGACGCGGCAGACACCGCGCCGCCGCTTGTCCTCGACGACGCGCTGCGCGTGGCCTTGACCAATGCCATCAACGCCCTGCCCGGCGACGCCTTCGACAAGAGCGGCAAGCCCAAGGTCAAGGCACTGCAGGACGCGCTTCCCGGTTTGGCCGACCAGATCACCGCCGCCGCGCGGGATTCGGTCTGGGCCGGGATGCAGGCCGCCGCCAACGCGGCATCCTGAAATTCCAGAGCGAAAGGATCAATCGCGAACCTCACGGGCACATAGGGCGACAACCAGACCCCTCCGGAGGCGATCCGAGTAGGCGCGGCCCACGCGAGTTGGAGCCTGCAACGTCTGAGGAATGGACGTGACAGCCGGGAGAGACCGGCACCAAACACCCAACCCGGAGGCGCGCCATGGCCGAGACGATCAAGAGCACCGACGACACCCGGGTCGAAAACAGCCCCGTGCGGCACAGCTACCGCAAACTGGGCGACATCGAGAAGGCCCGGGTCGAGGCGATCAAGGATATCGGCCAAAGGTTTCTCGACGAGATCGCCGCCGATCAGGGCCGCGAGTTTTCCCTCGCGCGCACCAAGATCGAAGAGGCCGTCATGTGGGCCGTCAAAGGGGTGGCCCGCTGATGGCCTACCTGACTGTGCAAGACATGATCGACCGCTACGGCGAAGGCTTCCTCGCCGAAGTGACGGCGCGTGACACAATCCCCGGCGTGATCGGTATGACCGCGCTGCAGGTGGCCGTGGACGACGCCGTGTCTGTCGCCGAGAGCTATGTCGCAGGGCTTTACAATGCAGACAATCCGCCCCGTGTCCTGACGATGCATACTGCGGCAATTGCCTGGTACCGGCTGCTCGGTGCGCGGGCCGCCGCCTTTGACGGGGCCGAAGAGGGCTATGAGGCCGCGATCAGCTTTCTGCGCGAAGTGCGCAAGGGCGAGGCCTCGCTCGGAGACGAGACGCCCGAGGACACAGGCCGGGGCAATCCCCAGCTACCCCAGATCAGCGCGCCGGAGGGCACCTTCACCCGCGACAGCCTGAAGGGGTTCTGAGATGGTCACCCTCACAGTCAGCCTCGACAGTCTCGACTTTGACAGCGCCATTGCCAATGGCCTGCGCCAGTTGTCCGACCTCACCCCTTTGATGCGCCGCATCGGCACCGTTCTGGAAACCTCCGTCTCGGAGCGGTTCGAGAAGGGCGAAGGCCCGGGCGGCATCGCGTGGCCCGTCTCGCACCGCGCGCGCGAGTTCGGCGGCAAGACGCTGGTCGACAGTACACGCCTGCGGGACAGCATCGTGACAGAGGCTGACAGCCAGTCCGCGCGCATCGGCACCAACGTGCCCTACGCCGCCACCCATCAGTTTGGCGCGTTCATCGAGCCGAAGGCCGCGGGCGGTGACGCCACGGCCAAACTCGCCTTCACCCTGCCCAATGGCCAATTCATCATGGTCGACCAGGTCGAAATTCCAGCCCGGCCCTTTCTGGGCTTTGACGACAAGGACGAGACCGACATCGTGGACACGGTCGAGACCTATCTCCGCGAGGTATTCGCATGAACATCTCCGATGTCATGGCCCGCCTCGCGGCTGAGGTGCCCGAACTTGGCGGTCGTATCGACGGCGGGCGCGCCTTTGTCGATCTGATCCGCTCGAAGAAACTGCCGGCGCAATCGGTCGCGGCCTATGTCTTTCCCTCCGGCATTCAGGGGGGCCGCCCGGATGCTGCGTCGGGTGTGTTCAGCCAGATGCTGACCCACCGCACGAGCGTGGTGATCTTCGCCCAAAGTTTTGATCGCACCGGGGCCGCCTCCCTCGACAAGATCGACCAGTTCCTGATGCGCGTGGTGCGCGCCTTGGCGGGATGGGCACCGGGCGACGAGGTCGGTGTCTTCCGGTTCGAGCGCGGCCAACTCATGTCCAGCGGTGCCGGTGTGCTCGCCTACCAGCTTGATTTCTCCATCGATGACCAACTGAGGATCCTCTCATGACCAATCTTCCGACCTCCGGCGGGGCGTACACCCGCGATGACAAGGGCGCGCTGAAGCGCGCGGATGCGTCGCCCTCAAAGCCCGCCCCCACCCCGAAACCCGAGAAGAAGGACGCTGACAAATGAGCCTGCTCTGGAGACGCAAGGTCCTGCTGGCCAAGCAGGAAACCACCTATGGCACCGATGCCGCCCCGACCGGCACTGATGCAATCCTCGCCACGGATGTGCGCCTGTCGCCGATGCAGGGTCAGGATCTGGACCGCAATCTCGATACGCCGCACGGCGGCCCCACCGGCACGATCCCCGTCGATCTGCACCGCACGATCTCGTTCAAGGTCGAACTGGCAGGCTCCGGTACCGTCGGCACCGCGCCCCGCTGGGGCCGTCTCCTGCGCGCCTGCGGCTGTGCCGAGACCGTGACGGCGGCCACCTCCGTGGTCTACAACCGGGTCTATTCAAACCTCGAGAGCATCACACTCCACCTCAATATCGGCGGCACGCTCTATGCCATGGTGGGCGTGCGCGGCACCGCCGCCTTTGACGTCTCGGCCTCGGGCATTCCCTATATCGAGTTCGAGTTCACGGCCCTCTATGTGGCCCCGGCCGACGTGGTCCAGCCAACCCCGGACTTTATCGGCATTCCCGACCCGCTGGCCGCGTCGGATGCCAACACGCCGGTCTTCACGATTGATAGCACCTCGCTCGTGATGCGCAATTTCAAGCTCACCCTCGCCAACCGCATCGAGGCGCAGTTTCTGATCGGCGAGGAGGAAGTGATCCTCGACGGGCATGAGAACACCATCGAGGCGCGGGTGCGCGCCGTGACGCTCTCCACCTTCAACCCGTTCACCATGGCGGCCACCCAAGAGAAGGTCGCCGTCGAGATCGAGCACGGCAAGACGGCGGGCAACATCGTCAATATCGCGGCCCCGAATGCCCAGATGCAGCGTCCCGAGGGGCTGGAGGACGGGCAAGGCCGCAAGGAATGGCCGCTGCGCCTCGTGCCACTGCCCACCGCCTCCACCGCCGCCGACCAGTGGGCGATGACGCTCACCTGAGGGGGTTCAACGCCCCCTTCAATGCCCCTTTGAAAGAGAGTTCACCCCCATGTTCAAGATCGACCAGACGCCGACCTTCACCCACCCTGTCGAGATCAAGGTGCCCGCCGATGGCGGCCATGATCTCCAGACGCTCAATGCCACCTTCCGCGTGCTGCCCGATGAAGAGATTGAGGCGCTCGACATGCGCACCACGCGCGGCGAGCGCGAGTTCCTGTCGGCGGCCATCGTCAGTCTCGACGACATCGAGGACGAGAAGGGCAACAAGCTGCCTTACAGCCACGGCCTGCGCGACCGGCTGATTGGACTGGCCTATGTCCGCGTCGCCCTGGTCAACGCCTATTACGCGGCGTTGGTGGGGAAACGGGTAAAAAACTGAAATGGGCCGGGCGGGCATGGGCGCGCGGCGACCTGATCGCAGATGACGCAGGCGGCGACCATGACGACGAGGCGGAATTCTGGGGGATCGACCCGGGTCACCTCCGCCGCGATCCGTCCGGCTCTGGTGTTTGGCCGCAGAATGTCCCGGCGGTGCGGGCCTTTCTCGCGGTCTGCAATCAATGGCGCACCGTCTCGGCCGGGCTGGCGGGTTTCCGCGTGGTGGGCCTTGACTACACGGCCGCGCGGGCGGGCCTGCGCATGAGCGGGGTCAAGGTCACGCCCGCGCTTTGGGCCGAGGTGCAGGTGATCGAAGGCGCGGCTGTGGCCGCGATGAGGGAGAACTGAGATGGCATTCCGTGTCCAGGGCGAGATCCTCATGGACGCCGATCAGGCGAAGGCGGAGTTGCAGGCCACCGGCACCGCCGCGAAATCGGCCTCCCAGGACATTCGCGGCGTCGGCACCCAAGGTGCAACCGCCGCACGCGGGGTCAAGCAGCTTGAGACGGCCGCCAGAACCTCCGCTACGGGCCTTAGGGCGGCAAGCTCGGCCGCCGAGGTCAATGCAGCGGCGACCCAGAAAATGGCCTCGGCCAATCGCCTCGCCGCAGGCTCGATGGGCAACCTCGTGGCGCAGGGCAATGACGTGTTTGTCATGCTCGCGGCGGGTCAGAACCCGCTCACGCTGGCCATTCAGCAGGGCACGCAAATCACTCAGGTGATCGGGCCGCTCGGGGCGGCGGGCGCGTTCCGGGCATTGGGCGGGGCGGTTCTCGCGATGCTGAGCCCGATCAATCTGATCACCATCGGCGCACTGGCGGCGACCGCTACCGTGGTCAATTGGTTCATGTCCTCCTCGGAAGAGGCCGAGAGTTTCGCGGACAGCGTCGAGGCGCTCGAGAACCGGATCGACAGCCTGAGGGACAAGATCGCCGAGGCCTCATCCACCCGGCTCGAACTGGCCGACCGCTTCGGCGAAGGCTTTGTGGACCGCGCCCAAGACCTGCTCGACCGGATCGTCGAGGCCGAGAAGCGTATCACCGCCCGTGAGACCGGCGAAAACATCGGAGATTTTCTGGGCGAAACCGGCGTGGACTTTGGGCGCATCAACCGCAACCGCAACCTCCTGCCGCAATCGGTCGACGGCGGGCTCGACGTGGCCGAGGGTCAAGCGCTCTCCACGCTCGCTTCTGAGTTCGACCTCAGCGGTCTCTTTGGGCGGATGCGTGCCGGGAGCCGTGAACTTGTTCAAGACGTTCTCAACGATTTCGCCGCCCTTCAGGAGGCCGCGCAAGGCACGGTCGAAGAACAAGCCGCCGCCGTCGACGCGCTGATCGAGAGCTACACCCGCGCCGCGCTGGCCTCGGGGGAGACGTCCGAGGCAGAGCAAGACCGCCTCCTGACGCTTGACAAAATGCGTCTGACCCTGGCCGAAGTTGCCAAGCTGCAAGGGGAAGACCCCGCCCGAAACCGCCAGACCGAAGAAATGCTGACCTTCCTCGATCTGGTGACCAAAAGCACCGGCGAGCAGCTGAAGGCCGAGGCGGCGGCGCAGGCCACGCTCTCGACCATGATCCAGCAGAATGGCGTGGCCGAGGCTATCGCGCGGGCAGGCGCGGACAGTGCCGAGGTGACGCGGTTGCGCGCGCAGTTCGCCCTCGATGCGGCGCTTGCGGAGGCCGACGCCTCTGGCGCGAGCGAAGAAACAAAAGAGGCCATGCGCGAGGCCGCACAACACACCTTTGAAATCGCGACGAGCGACATGTCCGGCAGCATCCGCGCGGCCGCCGACGAGGCCGCGCGGCTCTCGGCCGAGGTGCGCGGTGCCGTCGATGCCATGTTCGACCTGCAATCCCAAGGCCAGGTCGGGTTGGAGAACGCCCGTATCCGGGCGGAGTTTCGCGACGATCCGATTGGGCGCGCCGGAGCCTTGGCCGGTGCTAGGTTCGACCGCGAGACGGCGGTAATCCGGGGCGAGGCCAGCGGCGATACGGCAACAGTCGATGACCTAAATGCGCGCCGGGACGCCGTTGTCGAACTGGCCCGTGAGACATCCCGCCTCAACGAGCTAGCCCGGCCGACGCGGTCCGGCAGCGGCGCGCGTGGCGCATCGGCCAACGAGACCCTGCGCGAACAGCAGGCGCTCGACCGGCTGATCGAGAGCAAGCGGCGCGAGATCGAGGCGCTGCGCGAGAGCGACCCGGTGCAGCGCGAGATGATCCGCCTGCGCGACCGCCTGACCGCCGCGACGCCAAAGCAACGCGCGGAGATCGAGGCGCTCGTCGAGGCCCATGAGAACGAGCGCGTCGCCATGGAGCGCAAGGAGGAATTCAACAACGCCGTCGACGACGTGCTGCTCGAGGCCGAAAGCCTCCGGGACGTCTGGGAGGGGATCGGCGACATGGTCATCCGCGCGGCCAAGGAAGCGCTGATCCTCGGCACCGGCCCGCTCTCCGGTCTCTTTGGGGGCAGCGGTGGCGGTGGTGGCGGCCTTGGCGATCTCTTTGGTCTCCTCTCGGGCGGGTCGCTGATCAATATTGCGTCTGGCGGCTTGCCCGGCGAGATGGCGCCCGGCTTTGCCAGTGGCGGCGATCCTCTTGTCACCCGTCCCGGCCTCCTCTTGGGCGCGGGCACAGGCCGGGGGGACAGGATCCGCGCGATGGTAAGCGCCGGGGAATTCATCATGACGGCCGAGGCCACGGCCCGCAACCGCGCGGTGCTCGAGGCCATGAACGCAGGCGCGATCATTCCAGGCTTTGCCGGGGGCGGCCTGCCCCTGCCCGCGCAGGCTGCCGGTGCGACGCGAGCCCAGAGCGGTAGCGCGGGCCCGCGCATCGAGGTCGTGGCCCGCGTCGAGAACGGCAGCATCGTCCAGGACGTGCGCCGCATATCGGGGGAAGTGGCCGTGCAGGTGACGCGGGCCGGGATTGAGCAATTCACGCGCAGCGGCCTGCCGCAGGCGGTTGATCGTATCAACAAAGACCCCCGGAGGCGCGGTTGATGCCCTTGGCTTTTCCCCTCGTTCTGGCCGAGTTCCAAGACCGGCTGAAAATCTCGGTCTCGCAGCTCGTGATCAACACGCCCATGCAGATCGACCGCACGGCCAGCGGCATTCCTCTGCCTGCGCTGCTGGGTGCGCCGGTGTGGCGCGGGTCGCTTACCCTTCCCCCCATGAGCAATCGCAGCAATGCCGCGCGGATCGACGCGCTCTTGTCCGTGCTGGACACGCCGGGGGCGTCGTTTCTGGTCTACGATCCGGCAAAGACGCATCCGGCAGATGATCCGACCGGGGCGATCCTTGGCGCGGCCACGCCCACGGTCGCACAGCTTGATGCGGCAGATGCGCGGATGATCAAGCTGCAAGGCATGCCCGGTCTCTATTGGCTGCGCGGTGGCGATTTCATGGGCGTGCAGTATGGCTCCAGCCCCGTGCGATATGGCCTGCATCGGGTGGTGAGTGATATCCAGTCCGGCGCTCCGGGCACGACCGCATGGTTTCAAGTGACGCCGCCGCTCCAGCCGGGGATTGTCGTTGGCGATCCCGTGACGCTGATCAGGCCGGTAATCAAGGCGCGGCTCGAACCAAATCCGGCCTACGGCGCACATCGCGCGGGCAGAGCCGAGGGCGCACAGTTCTCCTTTGTGCAAAGCGTGGGGGTGTAGATGCGCGATTACGGCACCGCCACCGAAAATATGCTGGCCAGCCTTACGGGTGTCATATCCCGGCATCTGGTGTGGGTATCAGCGCGGCGCAAATCCACAGGGCTGATCGAGGCCGTGGGGTTCTGGAATGGGCTTGATGTTCGGCAATTCACCGTTGGCGAGACCGCGCGCAGCTATCAGGGCGCGGGCTCAATCCTTGGGCTTGATCCGATCCGGGGCGAAGTGGGCTTGAATGTACGAATGCACACAATCCGTTTTTCCGGCATTCCGGCTGCGGTGGTCAATCTGGTGAACCTCTATGACCTGCGCGGTGCGCCGGTCGAGGTGCACCGGGTGTTTTTCGATCCGGTCAAGGCGGTGCAGGTCGGCGTGCCCGTGCGGGTGATCAAAGGTTGGGTCGAAGAGATGCCCCTGCCGCGCGCCGCAGAGGGGCAATCGGCGGATGTCACCATGACGGTGGCAAGCGCCGCGCGGGCGTTGACCCGGACCTTGGCGCTCAAGAAGTCCAATTCCGCGCAGCGCCGGATCAACGCCACGGACCGGGGGCGGGAGAATGCCGCCACCTCGGGCGCGGTGCCGGTGTTCTGGGGGTCAGGCAAGTCGCAGAACGGCGCGCCGCCGCCCACGAGCGTCACGCCGTCCACACCCACGGCAGACGAGCGCGCGGGCGGGGGCAGTACCAGCAACGGGGATAGTCGTGGATGAGCCGGGCACAGATGCTGATCGCCTATCTCGACACTGTGCGGGTGATGCGCTTTCGCCCCGGCAGCCACGATTGCGGCATGTATGTCGCCGGGTGGGTCAAGGCCGCGACGGGCGTGGATCACGGCGAGCGGTGGCGCGGGCGCTATCGCAGCATGGCGGGGCTTGCCCGCGTGATGGCCGAAGACGGCTTTGCCAGCCATGTCGATTATATCGCCAGCCTCTTCCCGGAGATCCCGCCCGCCATGGCGCAGGTGGGCGATCTGGCGGTGTGCGAGGGCAGCGCCATGGGCATCTTTGCCAGCGACCGCGTGTTCGTGCTGCGCCCCGACGGGCTGGGCCATTTATCGCGCCTCAAGGCGGCGAGGGCTTTCAAGATATGATCCTGTTCTTTGCGTTCCTCGTAGGCTTTATCGTAGCACCCGGCGGAGCTATGGCCGAGCCGATTTCCACTGCGATTGCCGTTGCGCTGGCGGCATCAAGCGCCGGGGCTGGCACGTTTGCGGCGATTGCTGCGGGGTTCGGTGCACTGGGGGCGTTTGCGACGCGGATCATCGTGGGCGTGGGCCTCTCGCTGCTCAATCAAGCCTTTGCCAAGAAGCCCAAGGTCAATGGTCAGGGCATCCAGACCGAACAGACCACGACCGGCGACGTGACGCCGCAGAAATTCATCGTGGGCACAATGGCGGCGGAGGGCCACGCGGTTGCGCCCGCCTATAGCCGCTTCAAGAACAACGGCATCCTGACCTACATTCTCGAGGTCTCGAACATTCCTGTGCAAGGTCTGACTGGGCGGATCGTCATAAACGGCAAATATTCCGACATCGAGGCCCCCGACAATAGCGCGGGGCCGTTCAATGAGGTGCCCGAAAATTCTGGCCGTCGCATCCTGACCGAGTTCCGGCAGGACGACACAGACCCGACCGCGTGGATGTGGTTCTACGACGGGACGCAGACCGAGGCCGATCCAACGCTGGTGACATACTATGGCGCGCATCCTGACCGTCCTTGGACCACGGATCACGTCCTGCGCGGCACAGCCTATGCGGTGCTGGAATTCGCGCTGGACCCCGAGATTTATCAGGGCCTGCCCTCTGTCCGGTTCGAGGTGCAGGGCATCAAGCTCTACGATCCGCGCAAGGATACCACCGTGGGCGGCTCTGGCGCGCATCGGTGGGACAATCCCGCAACTTGGGAGTTCTCAGAAAATCCGCAGGTGATCAATTACAACATCTATCGTGGCATCACCCTGCCCACGGGCGACATCTGGGGCGGGCAGGTGTCTGCCGAGGATTTGCCACTCGATAACTGGTTTGCGGGCATGAACGAGTGCGACGTCGATATCGGCGGGCGCAAGCAATACGTGGCGGGCTTCGAGATCAACGTCGAGGAGATGGCCCCGGTCGATGTGATCGAGGAAATGAACCGCGCCAGCTTTGCCCAGACGGCTGAGTTCGGTGGCGTGTTCCGGGTGCGCGTGGGTGCGCCCTCGGCCCCGGTGCTGGCTCTCACCGATGCGGATTTCGTAATCACGGAATCCTCGGAGCTCACGCCGTTCCCGGCGTTCGAGAACGTGACCAACGGCATCACCGGGACTTACGTCGAGCCGAATGATATCTGGGAGGGCCGCGAGGCCGATCTGATCCTGAACGAGGATTGGGTGGCCGAGGATGGCGGGCAGCGGGTGGCAAGCGTTGGACTGCCTGCGGTGAGCGTCAAGGCGCAGGCGCAGCACCTGCTGAATTCTCTGCTGCTGGATGCGCGCCGGTTTGTGACGTTCCAAGTGACCTTGCCGCCGAGTTTCGCGCTGGTCGAGCCGCTGGATTCGATCAGCTTCACGTCCGAGATTTACGGCTACACGAACAAGGTGTTCGAGGTGATCGAGGTCGAGGACCGCACCGACACGTTGCTGCAAGTCGTGGTGATGCGCGAGCGCGAGGCCACGGATACAGATTGGGGGCCGGAGCTCGACGTGCCGGCACCTCTGCCCACCAATGGTCAGACACCGCCTGCGCCGCTTGTGGTGCCGCTGTCAGTGGCTGCGTTTGACCTGTCGGACGCAGGCGGCACTGCGCGCCGCCCGGCAATCCTGTTGACCTGGACGATTGAAAGCCTGCCCGCGATCCGCAACCTGAAATATCAGGTGCGCGTGAAGGCCACGCAGGAGATCGTCGCAGAGGGCATCAAGCCGGTCGACGGGGGCCGCGTGCTGGTGCGGGGCGACATC